CGCATGTCGGCCGGCGACAAGGTGTTCGACGGCGTCCTTGAGGCCCTGGAGGGGCTGTGGGACGAGTGCCTCGAAGGCATCAAGGTTTACCTGCGGCCCTCCGACCGGATGGCCTGGATCGACGTGATGGACTGGGGGAGCGACGAGGTCGGCAAGAAGATCGGGAAGGCCATCTCCAGGGTGATCGGCGACGAGGCCCGCATCGTCTGGCAGAACGAGGGGCCGGAGCCGTCCGGGGATGGCTGGACCGACATGACCAAGGCTGTCGAAAGCAGGAAAGCCGGCGGGGCCATGTCGTACCGCCGCCGCATGTCGATGGCGGACCCGAACGCCGTCAAGGTGGGCGACATCGTCAAGCTCAAGGCCTACGGGACGCCCGAGGCCTACTGGAAGGTCACCACCAACCGGGGCGGCCTGCTGGACCTGGTGCCCATCTCCAAGGGCGTCAGCGTGCCCGGGGGCGGCCTGCTGATGGGCCACGACGAGTTCCGCCGCTCGAACGCCCAGAAGGTCAGCCCGCCTTACCCGAAGGAAGTGCAGGCCATGCTCGACGCCCACGAGAATGCCGAACACGGCATGTACCGCGACCACGTCGCCGGGAGGCACTGATGTACATCCTCGGCAACAGCCCGAACCCGGCGACCGACGGCCTCGCGGTCACGCCCAGCGACGACACCGTCTTCGCGCCGACGACGCGCTGGGTCTACGTCGGCGGGGCCGGCGACCTGGTGGTGACGACGGAGGAGGGCACCGATTTGACCTTCAAGGCCGTGCCGGCGGGCACCACGCTCCGCATCCGCGTCAAGAAGGTCAAGGCGGCAAGCACGGCCACGTTCATCCTAGCCCTTTGGTGAGAGGCGACACCCCATGAGCGAAGCCACCGTCCGCCTCCCGACCGAAGTGGGGAACACCGGCAAGTACGTCCGCGTCCTGGAGAACACCGTCTCGGCGGTCACCGTCGAGCAGCAGGTCGTATCCCTCGCGGACTCCGCCGGCAACCTGATCGAGAGCGAAGTGCAGGGCCTGCCGGCCAAGCACCACGTCCTCGCGCCGTCCACGGGCACGCTCACGTCCACCGGCAGCGTGGCCGTGAGCGCCAAGGGGTTCTCCAACTTCCTCGTGTCCGTCTCGGGCACCTACTCCATCGGCGGGCTGGCCCACGAGATATCGTTCGACGGCGGCTCGACCTACGTCGCCGTCCGCGCGCGGCGGGTGGACGCCGGCTTCTGCCAGTCCACGATGGCCCCGGCGGCGAACGCCTCGATCCAGTGGATGGTGCCCGTCTCCGGCGCGAGCCACTACCGGCTCCGCTGCACGGCGTACACGTCCGGCACGGCCAACGTGTCGGTCACCCCGACGGCGGCCCCCTACGCCGACCCCGGGGCGCTCCAGCAGAACTGGAAATTCCGCGACCTGAAGGTGGCCGTGCAGGCCATCAAGGCGACGGACGGGTGCCTGCGGGCCCTCCAGATCAACAACAGCCAGGCGGCCGTCGCCTTCATCCAGGTCTTCAACGTCGCCGCCGGCAGCGTGACGCCCGGGACGACGGTCCCCGACTGGGAGGGGGCGGTGCCTGCCTCGGTGAACAGGGAGTTCGTCTTCCCCGGGGAGGGGATGTACTTCTCCTCGGCCATCTCGATCATCTCGGCGACGGCGGCCGGCGGCGGCTCGGCCAGCGCCTCCGGCGTCCACGCGCACGCCCAGTACCTGTGAGGGCACAATGCCGGCGCTCCTCGTCAAGCACACGGGCGAGACACGCAAGTACGCCTTCGACTTCACGTCCGGCGTCGCCGGCGGCCCGCGCGACGGGGTCTGGGCGGAGAGGCTGCTCGGGCCGGGCGAGGGGATCACGGGCACGCCGGAGGTCTCGGCGTCCGGGAGTGACGGCCTGGCGAGCGCCCTCACCCTCTCCGGAGTCACGGCGGACGCCGCCGCCGTCGAGGTGACCGTTTCGGGCGGGACCGACGCGGTCTCGTACCTGCTGACATGCACCGTCCAGACATCCCGCGGGCAGACGGTCACGATGCAAGGCCGGCTCCTCGTCACGGCGCTCGTGCCATGAAAACGGTCACAATCAAGGGCGGGCGGGCCGGCCTCATGAAGTGGCTCTCCGCGCTGCCGGCGGCGATGTCCGGGCGGGCGGCCGACCGGAGGCGGGAGGCCGACGCCGTCATGCTGGCCGGCGGCCTCGCGGCCCTCTCCCTGGTCCAGGCGGCCTTCATCGAGAGGAGCCGGGGGCGGCGGGACGAGGCCAACATGCGCTGGAAGCCGCTCGCGAAATCGACCCTGGAGGCCAGGAGGCGGGACGGGCGAGCGCCGGACATCCTGCGCGTCACGGGGGCGCTGTTCAACTCCCTGTCCGGCGACGCCAAGCAGGCCCCCCTGCGCCTGATCGACGTGGCCATGCCGTTCCTCAAGATCGGGACGCTCTGCCCCTACGCCGCGTACCAGCACTTCGGCACCAAAAGGATCCCGGCGAGGCCCCTGTGGCCGCCGCTGGCCGACTGGCCGCGGCGGTGGTGGCAGGAGATCGGCAACGCCATGATGGCGGCCGCCGCGTCGGCGCTCGCCGCGAGGGGGGCGCGATGAGCAAGCGGGCCGTCATGCTGGCGACGAGGGACGTGATCCGCCGCGCCCTGGGGTACAAGGCGACGGAGTGCGAGTACGTCGCCGGCCCTGAGCCGCCCGCGAACTGCGGCGACGTGTTCGTCGCCGTGCATAACGCGAGGACGGCCTCCAACGCCACGCTGTCCCTGGACCGGACCTTCTCCTTCACGGTGACCGTGACGGCGCGCATCCGCGTCCCCTGGACGTGGTCGCAGGCGAACGTCCTGGCCGACGCCAGCTACGACGCCATCGAGGACCGGATCGAAGAGATCGTCACGCTCGTCCACGCCAACGAGGACATCCGGAACGCGGCCAACCTCATCCTGTCGTCCGGGGCCATCAGGGCGAGGCGGACCCCGCGGCCGTCGTTCATCTACGCCATCAACAGCCCGCCGTTCTTCAAGGGCGACTCGGGGGAGCCGCAGGCGTGCGATGAGGCCTGGTTCGGGGCGGGCAGGCACAGCGAGCGGGGCGGGCGTGGCCAGCCGTGCGGCATGCACATGTCGGCCGATTTCGGGGACATCAACCGCCTGGAGCCGGTCGAGGGCCTGCGGGCCTCGCCGAGGGAGGGCTCATGAGCAGTTCGCCGGTAGCGGGCGTGGAGACGGCCGTGATACATTGGCTGCGCGAGGACCCGGGGGGGCCGATCCTGTCCCCCGGGTGCCCCGAGCTGGGGGTGCCGGCGGCCCGCCACTCCGTGGCCTGCTGGCGGGCCAGGCCGACGGTGAAGAACATCCACGTCACGTCCCTGCCGTGCGTGGTGAGCTGCCCGCGGTGCCGGTCGAGGAAGGAGTTCCTCGCCCTCCCGGAGTTCGTGAGGGAGCAGGGCCGCCCGGCGTGGGCGAGGGGAGAGACGGCGGATTCCGCCCTGGCGGACATCGACGGGGAGGGCAAGTGACATGCCGGCGGCACTGATCCAGGTCATCGCGGGCCGGTACGCCGGGGCCTACACGCCCCCGGCCGGCGGCGCGCTCTCGATGGGCATCCTGAACGACGACGGGTTCGAGCTGGCGGCGACGCCGAAGGGCGAGGAGATCAACGCCACGGACGCCTACGGCCTGAGCCTCCTGGACTTCGTCTACCGGGGGGCCGACTGGCGTCTCCGGGCGAGGGCCAAGGAGTTCGCGGCCGACCTGATGAAGATCGTCTGGCCGTGGGGGATGGGAACCGGGGCGCTGTCGCCCCGGATGGGCGTCATCGGCCGGCGTGGCAGCGACATCGCCGGGAGCATGGTCCTGACGGCAACGACGGGGACGCCGGCCGCGTCCTCGCCCGGGCCGGCTTCGCTGACGGCGGGTTTGTGCGTGGCGTCCCCGAACGCTAACATGGCCATGTACTTCACGTCGAAGGCGCGGGACGTGCCCGCGGAGCTCGTCCTGCTGCCGTACTCGGACGGCGGCAGCCCGACGCCGAACGTGATCTGGTTCTCTGTCTCGTGAGGTGGCCCCGATGGCTTCAGGACCGGCGGACGTGGTGATCCCTGGCGGCGGCCTGCTCCGCCTGGACCTGCGCGGGACCCTGTTCGAGATCGACGAGTACATTTTCCACTCCGAGGGCGTCTGCATCTACCAGCAGTACGCCGACGGGACGGGGGCCGAGCTCCCCCACCTCGTTGACCTGTGCCGCAAGTACGGCTCGCCGCCGGACACGACGGCCAAGGAGGCCATCCTCATCTGGAATGAGGTCTGCAAGAGGGTCGCCGCCGAAAAAAAAGATGGCGATCCCACGCCGTCGTCGCCTGGCACTACGGGATCGACCCCTGGTCCCTCACCCCCGGCCAGCGGCACGCCCTGACCGAGATGATCGGCGAGATGCGGGCGCTGGACAGCCTCCACGACCTGGCCTACTCCTCGACGCTGGACGGCAGGCAGCTTGAAACCCTCGCCATCGCGGCGGGCCTGAGCGAGCGGGAGGCCTCGGAGTACCGGATCGAACGCGAAATGGCCCGGATGCGTGCGGGGATGAGGCCATGAGACGGGATTCCCTGGCGAGCATGGACAACCTGGACTGCCGGAGGCAGCTCTTCCGCCTCCTGGAGTCGCTCGGCCCGGGGCGGCGCAAGGCGGAGACGCTCCGGATCGCACGCCTGCTTATGCCCGGCAGGACGCACCTCGCCAACCTTGAGGGCGGCGAGCTGTCCGCCAAGGACATGATGGCCATCCTGGTGATGGTCTGCTCCAATTCCGGGGCGAGCCTGGAGATGGTCTCCGTGGCCATCGAGGCCTCAGCGAAGGGGGCCGGGTGATGGCCGACGGCGACGAACTGCTGAAGATCAAGACGCGGAACTACCGGCCCGTCATCACCGGCGGGGCGGCCTCCGTCTGGGGCGCTTCGCAGGCGCAGGGGTTCGCCCTCAACCAGGTGGAGGCGATGCGGAAGGACGCGCAGGTGTCCCTCTGCCTGTCCTTCCGGGGGACGCCCATCTCGTCGGGCGAGGTGGAGGTCACCGCCAACGCCCCCGAGGTCAAATCGTTCGTCGAGCGCCAGTACAAGCGGATGTGGCGGAGGAGCCTGCCGGCGGCCCTTGAGGCCCTGCCTTACGGGTTCTCCGCGGCGGAGATCCTGTACCGCCGCCGGCGCAAGATGTACCACTTCGACGACCTGAAGATGGTCAGCCCGCGGGACGCGCAGATGTGGTCCCGCAAGGGCAAGCGGGCCCTGGTGCGGGTCTCCAACGGCCTCGGCGGGACCGGCGGCGGCCTCAAGGGGCGGATGGCCTCCGAGGACGCCGGCGAGGACGGCCGGGGCGAGTACGACCTGCCGTGCCGCATCAAGAACAGGCCGGCCAAGGGGTGGTGGTGGGCACCCGACACGCTCTGGGACCGCTGGTACGGGCGGAGCGTCCTGCCGGGGGCCTGGCTGCCCTGGCGGCTGAAGACGCTGCCGGGCGGCGGCGGCATGGACGCGCTGGCGAAGTGGTTCTACCGGCACGCCTACCGCGGGTACACGATCCGCTACCCGGACCAGGTGTTCCAGGACGACCCGGGCCAGCCGGCCATCGACGCGCACGCCCTGGCGCGGCAGATGATCGAGTCGCTGAAGACGGGGGCGGACATCGCCCTCTCCAACGCGCGCGACCCGGCCACCGGCGAGTACATCTGGCAGATCGAGAGCTACGGCGAGGTGAACGGCGCGGCGGCGGACATGATCGAGTACGTCCGCGGCTTCCTGGACGTGCAGATCCAGCGGGGCATCAACATCCCGGACGGGATCGTGACCGACGGCGGTGGCCAGGGGTACGCGGGGCGGAAGATCCCCGAGGACGCCTACTACGTCGCCGCGGAGCATTCCTTCTGGTCCCTGGTGGAGACGTTCGACGAGGAGGTCACCCGCCCGCTCACCCTGCTCAACTACGGCAGGGAGGCGAAGTACAAGGTCGAGCCGAAGCCGCTCCTGCCGCAGCGGCAGCAGACGGCGGACGGCGACCCCATCGCGGCCATGATGGGGGGCGGCCAGGAGGGGCAGGACACGGGCCCGGCGGGGACGCCGCAGCTCTCGATGGCGGTGCGGGCGAAGTCGTGGGCGGCGAGGATGGCCTCGGCCCTGGCCGGCCTCTCCAAGGAGGCGGCCGCGCGGATGAGGCGGGAGGTCGCCGGGCTGATCCGGATGGCACGAAGGAAGGAGAGGGCGACATGAACACGGCGGAGCTGGCCATCGACACGCGGGACCGCCTGCTCGGCATGGGCCTGGGGGCGGAGGCCTATCAACTGGTCCGCGGCAAGGCGTACCGCTTCGCGATGGGCCGGAAACGCTTCGCGGCGGCCTCGCAGGCCTCGCCGTGGCAGCCGTACATCGGGAAGGTCGGCGCGAAGAAGGGCATGAAGGGGTGGAAGAACGCCAAGACGGGCCGCGTCGTCTGGGGCGGCACCGCCCCCAAGCCGCGCGCCGCGCCGGCGCAACCGGCCGAGCCGAAAGCCGCGCCCAAGGGAGCGCCGAAGAAGGCCGCCGCGCCAAAGGAAGCCACCAAGAAGGCCGCGCCAGCGCCCAAGAAGGCCGCGGCGTTCACGCCGGAGAGCGCCGCGGAGGCGATGCACGCCTTCAAGAGGAAGCCGGGCGTCAAGCAGGCGGCGGCCCTGATCGCCGGGATCGCCTCCATGTCCGGCAAGGACATCGCGGCGCTCAAGAAGGCCGTCGGCCACACGGCCAGCGGCACGAAGGCCAAGATGGCCGAGCGGCTCGTCGAGAAGTTCTTCGAGAAGGGCGCGCCGAAGAAGGCCGCGGCGGCCAAGAAGGCACCGGCCTCCTACGGCGGTGCCTCGACGGCCAAGGGGGCGGACCCCGCCGGCCACAAGAAGGGCAGGAGTACCGACAGCAACGCCAGGAAGACCGACAAGGACGAGGCCGGGGCGGTCCAGGCGCGGCGCGACGAACTGGCCGGGCGTGAGGAAAAGAAGAACGCCCCCGGCCCGACGGAAAAGAAGGCCCCGGCGGTGAAGGGCAAGAAGGAGTTCCAGAAGCTCAAGAGCCAGGCTCACGCGGCCATCGACCGCGTGCGGCGCGGCAAGGTGTCCCCGCGGGACGCCCAGGCGCAGGTCCTCGACGTGATGAAGGGCATCCCCGAGGGGCACCACGCGGAGTTCCTCCAGGAGGCAGGCATCGTCAAGGGGCCCATGAAGGACGCCTCGCCGGAGGACATCTCGCGGGCCGTCGGGCTGTGGATCGACTCGCAGACGCAGGGCAAGGGAATGAAGAGGTGACCCGTGGACGAGGCCGAACTGGTCGAGGCGATGGTGCAGGCCGTCCTGGACGCGCCGGACGACAAGCGTGAGGAATACGCCAGGAAGGCCGGCGAGGCCCTGGCGGACCCGGAGGCCATGAAGGCCATCGCCGCGGAGTGCTGCGGCGAGGATGATGAGGGCGACGAGGAATGGGAAGGGGCGGAAGAAGAGAAAGAGTGAGGGCCGCCGATGAAGAACGCCTGCCGCTGGCGCTCGCCGCGCTGGCGTTGGCGGCGGCCGGCGATCAGGAGGCCGTCGCCCGCCTGCCGATGGCTTTCGCCCTGTCCAGGGGGCGGAAGGCCGGGCCGCCAGCGCCGCCCATGATGGCCGTCTTCCCTTACGCGGAGACGGTCCCCGTCGTCGATAGGCGTCTCTCGGTCCTGTGCGAGGTCATATCCCGGTCCGGGCTGAACGGGACGGGCGTTTACCGGCGTGATGACCCCGTGTGGATCGAGTTCAGGCCGCCGCGGCACTGGAACTGCCGGTGCGGCCTGATCCTGCTGACGCCGCACATGGCGGCTTCCCGCGGCGTCAAAGAGGCGGTAGAGTGGGTCCGGTCGGGCAGGCCGCCGCGGCGGCCCAAGTACGTCAGACGCCCGCCGGTTGATATGCCGGACGGGTACACCAGGCCTTGAGGTGAGACATGGCGAAGACCCAGACGAGGGACCGCGGCGAGCAGTCCACACACGGAGGCGGGGCCCTGCCCGACCTTCCCGACCTTCCCGGCCTTCCCGGCCTCACGGAGATCGAGCCGGCGGCCAAGACGGAGGAGCCCAAGGCGGACCCGCCCAAGGCGGACCGCCACAAGGCGGCCCGTTCCAGCGTGGCGGGGCGGCTCATCATGGAGCATGAGGCGTGCGGCGGGACCGGCATGATCCGGATGCCCGGCTGGGACGAGTGGCGCAGGGCCCGCGCGGCATGGCTGGCCCGCAAGGAGGCCGGCGTCCCCGCCGCCGAATTGGGGCCGTGCCCCGTGACGCCTCCCCACGTCGAGGAGAGGGTCTGCCACCCGTGCCGGGGCACGGGGAGCGTGCCGACCGACGAGGGGATGGACCTGGTCTCCGTCCTGAAGGTCCTCCTCCCCTACGCCGGGGTCCGCTGACATGAACGCCTCCTTCGGGGGCAAAAAACTGATCGACCCGCGGGCGGCGGCGGCCATCTGCCTCCGGCACGAGCTGCCGTCGTCCGTCTTCCTCGGCCTGGCCAACTCGTACACCTGCCCAGCGGGGGCGGAGGCGGGCCGGGCCTGGCTGCTGATGACGCGCGCCGACCTGAACGCCCTGCCGGCGGACCAGTACCTGGCCCTGACGTTCGGGGAGGGCGAGCGGGCCGTCTTCCCGCGCCTGGCGTTCCTCCAGGCGCGGTGCGTCATCCCGGCGGGCCTCGGGGACGGCGGCGGCGTCTACCTGGCCGAGGCGGCGGACCGGCGCTTCGACCTCGGCCGCGTGCCGGCCCCGCGGGCTTACAACTGCCACACCTACTTCGGGGACCCGTCGTTCAACGCCTCGACCCTGAACGGCGGCGAGCCGTGGGCGTGGGGCGAGGCGGCCGGCGACCTGTGGGCCGCCCTGGACGCCGTGACGGACGCGGGCGGCATGGGGGCCTTCCCGGGCCTGCCTTATGAGCCGGCCGGCCGGCCGGAGGGGCTGGCCTACTGGGGGTGGAACGCCATGGACGCGCTGTGCCACCTGCTCGGGCTGGTGAACTGCGGGCTGCGGTACGACCCGATCCGGGACACGTTCTCCGTCTTCCGGGTCGGGGCCGAGGACCCGGACTTCGACGCCGCCGTCGCGAAGTACAAGAGGTCCGTCAGGGAGGACGAGGACGGGCTCTTTGGGGACATCCTCCCGGAGACGGTGCGGGTCTCATTCCCCCGGCTCACCCCGCCGGCGGACGGCCCCCCGTTCTACGACGTGGACGTGCCCTGCACGGGGGCCGTGGCCGGGACCGTGGCCACGGTGCCCGGGGGGATGTACGCGGAGGGGGATGGGGATAACCCGGCGAACGAGGACGAACTGCTCGCCAGGGCCGCGGAGGTGGCGGAGAACTGGCAGTCGGCGAGGGAGTCGGCGGCGGCGCGGATGCGCACCGTCTGGCCCGGCGTCGCGCCGGCGGCCGGGGTGATGCCCGGGCCGCAGGTCCAGACGGTGCGGTGGGGTGACCGCGGCACGGGGATGGTGACCGAGATAGCCCGGCGGGAGGCACCGGGCCGCCCGAGCGCCGGCGGCCCCGCCGCCCTCATCCAGTCGCCGGCGTCCGGGACGCTCGAAGTGAAGGCGGCCGCCGGAGCGCCCGACTACACCGGGGTCACCGTCATCGCCTTCGACCAGGCGGACGGTTTCACCCTGTCGCAGCCCGGCGGGGCCGGCACGGCCAGAATCGACCTCGCCGCCGCCTCCATGACGCAGACCGGCGTCGTCACCACCGGCTCCCAGACTTTCGGGTCGGACCGTGGCGTCGTCAAGTCGTTCAACTGCTCTCTGGCGTTCGGCGGCAATTACGACGGGAGCGGCCTGGCGCGGACGGCCTACTTCGAGGTGTCCTGCCAGACCTTCTTCCAGGGGTCGTTGACGCTGTGGAACCCGGCCGGGAGCTGGAGCGCATTGCCGGACTATGAGCCTTTGGACCTGATCAGGGATTGGGATTACAAGTCCTGCGGCCTGTACATCCGCGGCGGGTCGAACAACGTCAACTCATGGAGCAACTACTCGGGATACCTGGCGGGGAATTACACCACCGACGGGGCCACCGGCACGAACCACGTCACCATCTGCGCCTTCTCCGGAATCCTCGACGGCCCGCAGGTCTTCATCAGGCTTTACGGCACGGACCAGCAGACGCCGGCCGTAGCGCCGAGCTACGGCGGCCTGATGCTCGACGCCAAGACCGGGCCGGCCACGCATAGCAACGTCGGGGCCGACAACATCGCCTACGGGATCAACAAGGACGGCGTGCCGACGTGGGGCAAATCGGTCACGACGGGTGGGCTTGAGTTCCGAGGCGGCCTGTTCCTCGGCGGCACGTTCAACGGAGTAACCTCCGTCGGGCTGTCCCTGCCAGGGATCTTTACCGTGACGGCCGGCCCCATCACGTCTTCCGGGTCGCTCACGGCTGTCCTGGCCAGCCAGTCGGCGAACCTCGTCTTCGCCGGCCCGTCGTCGGGCGGCGCGGCCGCGCCCACGTTCCGGGCCCTCACGGCCGCCGACCTGCCGGCCGGGACCGGCAGCGTTACTTCCGTCGGCCTGTCCTTGCCTGCCATTTTCACCGTGACGGTCACCCCCGTCACGTCCTCCGGCACTCTGACGGCGGTCCTCGCTAACCAGAGCGCGAATCTCGTCTTCGCCGGGCCCGCCTCGGGCGGGGCCGCGGCCCCGACGTTCCGGGCCCTGACGGCTGAGGACCTGCCGGCCCAGGCCGGCGGCTGGGTCACGATCCCGGTGTCATTCGCCAACTTCGCCACGGGGTCCACGACGCACGTCTTCATCCCATCGACCCTGGCGGCGAAGACGGTGGTCCACGCCGTCGTGGTGCGGACCACGACCGCATTCTCCGGGGGCGGGATCGGGGCTTACACCGTGGACGTTGGGCTCGCGTTGGGGTCGGGCACGGAGTGGTGTTCCGGGTACGACGTGATGGCCGCGCCGAGCGGGACGAACTTCAGCTTCCACCCCGGCTCCGCCGCCACGGGCGTGCTTCCGTCGTTGCTGAACCCCACGACGGGGGTTAATATCAGCATCACGGCCAACTGTGTCGGCGCGAATCTCAACGCGGCCACCCAGGGGATCGTCGAGGTTTCACTGTTCCTGAGCCGCCTGCCGTAACAAGGGGTTTTCATCATGGCCACATGGGCAGAACTGACGCAAGAGCAGCGGGACATCTACTCCGCGTTCGAGCGTGACCTGCGCGCGGTGAGCGGCGAGTTCCAGCGCTGGTGCAACAAGGCTGTGGGCCTCAACACCCGCTACAACGCGCAGGTCCAGGGCATCCTCGCCGCCCTCGACGACAATACCGTCGTCCCCAACTCCTCGGGCCTGGCCGGCTCGTCGTCGTTGGACTCGGACGCCGACATGGCCACGCTCGTGAGTTACATCCAGGGCACCCTGAACAGCTACAACACGGCGGGGCACCAGGAGAAGCGGGCCAAGGCGTGCGGCCAGCAGAACGTCTGAGAGGTGGGCGGTGACCGTCTACGTCAGCATGTCCGGTGACGACGCTAACCCCGGCACAGCAGACGCCCCGCTGCTGACAATCTGGGAGGCGATCAGTCACGCCTCACCCGGCGACACGGTGCGGCTGCTGGCGAGTGCCGGCCAGAACGGGAAACATCAATGACCATCTACTATCTCCGCACTGACGGGAATGATTCCAACGCCGGAACGTCGGATTCGTCCGGCGGGGCGTGGGCCACGTTCTCGCACGCCAAGGATGTCGCCGTGGCCGGCGATACGGTCATGGTGCGGGCCAGTGCGGGGAACGCTGCGAGCTACCCCACGTCGTCACTGGACTACACGATCTCAAGCTACTTCACCCCCGCATCAGGAAGTGCGTCGGCAGGCTTCGTTCGATGGATCGGCTACAACGGTATCCCTACAATTAGCTGTCCAGGTCTAGCATTCTACACGGCATCGGGGCAGTGGTTTGAGGGTCTGTATTTTGTAGGGGTAAGTGGGGCAAACGGTGGATTCGGTGTTTTGAATATCATTGACAGTGTCGTTAAGTCGTGCATTGTTAACCTGAATGATCAAGGGGGGTTAGTCGGCATTCGCAGCAATGGTTCTGAGCTTATCAATACCGAAGTTTACGGCGGAACGGTAAGCCCTACTAGCAGCAGCGGATCTTACGGCATCTATACGGAAAACTACGTCACTCATATAGATGGATGCAAGATTCACCACTGTCGCGAACATGGAATCTATGTTGGAGTCGGGGCAGTAGTCGAAGACACTACCGTCTATCTAAATGTCGGGGACGGTATTTACCTGAACGGCAGTAGTTTGGTCATGGGGCGAATCGACCGATGTACTATTAATAATAACAAAGGACACGGTATCAATTTGCCAGGCACTAATACGGCATTCTACAGCACGATTCGTAACAACTCGATTACTAATCAAACTCAGAGCGGTAAGTACGGCATCAATGCCGCCACCAGTTCCAGCGATAAGCGAAAGGTAGCTTGGGGCTATAACAACGTCTGGAACAACACTGGCAACTACAACAACGTCACCGCCGACCCCACCGACATTAGCGTTGATCCTGGCTATGTGGACGCCGCCAACGGTAACTTCCGCCCGACCAACAGCCTGATGCACGCGGGCTTCCCGACTTCGTTCTGAGGACACCATGACCATCCCTAACAACGTCTGGATCGGTGCCGTCCAGCGTTACGGGCGGTGGATCGGTGCGCAGCAGGACAACACCACGGCGGACCACCTCAGCAATTTCGCCAACCGCAAAGAGATCCGCTACGGCACGGCGGGCGTCCCGGCGAGTGACCTGCCCGGCTTCCCGAAACTGCTGGAGTTCACCGACACCGATATCGCTGCGGAACTGAGCAGCAACGATGGTGTCTGCATCACCCTCGCCAACGGCGTGACCCCCGTCCCGATGGGCCTGTACCCGAGTGCGGATCTTGCCAGCGGCTACTTCCTCGGGCGGGCCAAATTCGACCTGGACGCTGGGGCGGCCCCTGATGACGTGCTGGGCTACATCTACTTCGACTCGACGCAGATGACGGTGGAGAACAAGCCGGGTGTGGTGAGCGACGGGTACGTCCTGTTCTCCCCGCTGGAGGAAGACCCATCCGGGACGGCCCCGCAGATCCTCGACTGGGTGACGAATACCAACCTCGGCACTTCCGGCGGATCGATGACGAGCGGCGATTTGGTGACGGGACAGGTCGGCAAGGCTCTTGATTTTGACGGGTCAGATGACTATGTAAGTATTTCAGCCGACATGGGAGTCACCCTGTTTACTGTTGAATTAGCCGCGAATCCTGCTATGGCCGGCGGGTCATGGCAAGCTTTATTGGAACACGACAGGGGCGGCAGTAACCATTACGGAATATGGAAGTCAGCTAGTGGATCATATTGGCACTATAGATGGGGCGGTTCGTCCTACGCGGCAGACGCCCCGTCATCGTCGGCCAGTAACGGAACATGGTGCGGGCTAGCGTCCACTTACGACGGAACTAACGGCAAAGGTTGGTTTAATGGTTCGCTAGTTGTTACTGCGGCCAGTTCTAATTCTTTGGTTAATAGTGGTATTAGGATAGGCGGCAACAACGCGGCAGGGGAATTTTTCGGGGGTAGTATTGATGAAGTGCGGGTTTCATCCGTAGCCCGCTCCGCCGACTGGCTCGCCTACGCCTACACGGACGACTTCGACAACGTCGATACGTTCTACCTGGCCAGCGAGGGCCCATCCTTCGACCCCTCGGCCGGGTTCCCGTGGCAGGCCCTGGCTACGCCCTACATCACGAGGCGCGAGGCCGTGGCCTACTGAGGTGTTTGACGGGCCTGGCGGCGGGCGGGTAGTATTCGGCGGTGACCGGACCGCAACATTAGAGGGGTGACCAATGTCCGAGAAGTTCTCCGCGTCGAGCGCCGGTGTGGCCAGCGGAACCACGAAGGCGCTCATCAACGTATACTCCGGCGCGGCCACGCCCACGGGCCGCCCCATGATCTACGACCTCATGGTCGGCTCCGTGGCCACCCCGGCCGACCAGGCGGCGGCTTTCTCCGTGTGCCGCACCACCGGCATCGGGACGCCCGCCGGCACCTACACGCCCAACAACCTCGACCCCGCCGGGCCCGCCGGCCAGTGCGTCGCCGGCGTCGGCGCGTACTCCGCCGAGCCGACCAAGACCGCGAACAAGGAGTTGCTCCGCTGGTCGCTCAACCAGCGGGCGACGTTCCGGTGGGTGGCGCAGCCCGGCAGCGAGCTCATCCTCCCCGCCACGCAGAACAACGGCGCGTGCCTCCAGACGGTGTCGTCCACGGGCACGCAGGTCTACGAGTCCACGGTCCTCTTCCAGGAGTGAGCGGATGGCCGGTCTGGTCAAGCGGGACCACGGGCTAATAACCATCGCCGACCCGGGGGCGGACAGGCCCCTGGCAGAGCTGGCGACGCTCCAGTGCGTCCACTGCGGCGGCCACTGGGTGCCCCGGCCCGGCAGCGGCATCACGAGGGGCTTCTGCACGCGGTGCCGCGGCCCGGTCTGCGGGGCGGCGTGCGCGGCGTGCGTCCCGTTCCTCCAGATGCTGGACAACATCGAGGCGGGCAGGCCGATGGATTTCGTCCCCGTCATGGTGTTCGTGGGGGACGAGCCGCCGAAGTGAGGTGACGCGCCGTGCGTTGGCAGTACCAGGGGCTGGCCGAGCCGGTGACCGTGCCGCCGGCGGCCGCGGTCACCGTCGATATGTGGCTTGGGCAATGGCCCGTGCGGACGCCCCCGGGGCGTCCGCGCCCGTTGGCCGAATCCGCCACGGCCGTCGAGCCTTCACTGTTCGCCGCCCCGCCGGCCATCTCCTGGTCCGCGGAATACCCCGACGGCAGGCTCAACGCCGCCCCCCGCCGCCCCCTCGGCGATTCGGCCACCGTGGTCGAGCCGTCCCTGTACACGGTGCCGCCGGCCCTCTCGTGGGGCGCGGAGTACCCCGACGGCAGGCTCCAGGCGCGGGCCAGGAGGCCGCTCGGGGAGCAGGCCACGGTCATCGACCCGGACCTGTTCCTGACCGTCCCCATCCTGGCGTGGGCCGGCGAACTGCCGGACGGGCGTCTCACGTCCCGCGCCCCGCGCCGCCTGGAGGGCGGCGCTACCGTCATCGAGCCGTCCCTCTTCGTCGTGCCGCCCGCCCTCTCCTGGCTCGGCGACTACCCGGACCGCCTCAACGCTAAGGCGCGCCGCCCGCTTGGGGATTCGGCCACCGTTATCGAGCCTTCGGTCTACATCTCGCCCCCGATCCTGGCCTGGCTGGGGGATTACCCGGACCGGCTCAACGCCAAGCCCCGCCGCCCGCTGGCGGAGTCGGTCACTGTCGTCAGCCCGTCCCTCTTCGAGACCGTCCCGGCCCTCGCCTGGGCCGGGAACTACCCGGACCGGCTCAACGCGCGGGCACGCCGCCCGCTCGGGGACTCCGCCACCGTCATCGAGCCGTCCCTGTTCACCGCCCCGCCGATCCTCGCGTGGGCCGGCGACTACCCGGACCGGCTCAACGCCAGGGCACGCAGGCCCGTCGGCGAGGCGTGGTCGGCCCCCGACTGGTCCACGCTGCCGGCGCAGGTCCCGGCGCTCTCGTGGGCGGCGGAGTACCCGGACGGGAGGCTAAACGCGAGGCCACGCCGCCCGCTCGGGGAATCCGCGACGGTGGTCGAGCCGTCGCTGTACGCGCAGCCGCCGGCCCTCGCGTGGGCCGGCGAGCTCCCTGACGGGAGGCTCCAGGCGAGGCGTCCGCGGGCGGGCGGGGATTTCGCCACGGTGAGCGAGCCGTCGGCCTTCATCCAGCCGCCGATCCTCTCGTGGGCCGGCGGCTGGCCTGAGATGCCGCGGACGCCCCGCGGCCTCGCCGGCGGCCCGTCCGTGGCGGAGGCCGTCTACGTCGTCACCGCGGCCCCGGCCCCTTACGGGATCATGCTGGGGGCGTCGCGGTCTAATGTCGTCCGGATGGCCGCGTCGCGGTCGAACGTCATCAATCTGCCGGCGTCCGGCGTGGAGAGGGGGTGCGGCGTGGCCGTCAAGTCGGACATCCGGCAGGTCTGGCGTGAGGATGACCTCCTCCTCATCTTCACGCTCCCGGCGGGGGACATCCCTCCGGGCGGGATCGGCGGGTGGGGGATCACGTTCAAGCTGGCGGCCGTGCAGGGGGCGGCGGCCATCCTGACGATAGCGGCGTCGGTGACCGACTCCGCCGGCGGGGTGTTCGCCGTGTCGATCCCGATGGCGCTCACGGCGTCGCTGGGCACGAGGGAGTATTACTGGGACGCCAGGCGGACGGACGCCGGGGCGAGGGACACTCTCGCGTGGGGGACCGTGGTCTTCAACTTGCCGAACGGGTAGCAGCTACAATCCACTCTGCGGAACATGCTGACCCGGAGGGCACCACAATGGACACTGGGCTGACCCCAAGCAAGACCATGAAGGCCGTGGGAGGCACAATGGATTGGACGCACGCACTCGGGCTGATCGGGGCCGCCCTCTGCGGCGTCGTCGTCGCCATAATGGGCGGCCTCAAGGAGCTCGTCCTCGCCTGGCTGGAGAGGTGGAGCAAGAGCGCGAAATCGTACATGGCCGGCCAGATCGGCAAGATGGCCTCCTACATGGAGGCCATCGACGCGATCAAGGCGGTCCACAACGTGGACCGCGTCCTCGTCTTCCGGGGCAAGAACGGCGGCGGCCTGCCGCGGCCCGGGAAGCCCTACTCCGTCAAGGCGGTCCACGGGTGGGCGAAGGACCCGCGCCGCGACCCGATGCACCGCTACAACTTCGACATGCCCATCGACGCCTACTACGCCCGCCTCCTGGAGGAGATGATCAAGAAGGGCGTCGTCGAGATCGACCCGGGCGGCATCCCCGACGAGGCCTCGCTCAAGACCTACTACAAGAGCGAGGGGGTGATCGAGTCGAGGCTGTACTACCTCGGCATCATGGGCGACGAGCTGCTGTACATCTCCGTGGCGACCTTCGACGGCCCGTTCAGCCAGGAGGACCGCGTCGAGATCGACCTGGCGGCGCAGCGAGTCATCGCGTCCATAGCCGGCTGATTCTGTATGATCGCCTCTGGCGAATCGAAACCTTGGAGAGATGACAGAATGCCCGTCCCGACCGTCTCACTGACCGGCGACGCCGTCCTCGGCATCGCCGCCCCGGCCTCCCCTGAGGCGCTCTTCGCCGCCACGCTCCCGACGCAGGTGAAGCTCGGCAGGCTCCCGGCGGACCCCAACTTCCGCCGGCGGTGCGTCCACCTCGCGGACTTCATGGACGCCCGCGCGGCGGCGCTGCCGGACCAGGTGGACTACTACTCGAAGGCGCAGATCGCCCTCTCGCGGATGTACCTGAACGACCAGTACGGCGACTGCGTGATCGCCGGCAAGTACCACGACGTGGGCGTCTGGACCGGGAACGACCCCGACCACACGCCGGCCGGCGTCGTCACCGGCACCGACCAGGAGGTGTACTCCTCCTACCAGAGCATCTGCGGCCCCGGCGACAACGGCTGCAACATCGAGCGCGTCTTGCAGGCCTTCCAGAACCAGGGCCTCCCGTTCAACGGCGTGAGGCGGAAGATCGACGGCTACGCGGCCGTGGACTGGACGAGCAAGGAGCTGTCGAAGGCGGCGATCTACGCCTTCGGGAGCGTGACCATCGGCTTCGACCTGCCGAGCTCCTGGACCGGCTCCGCCGTGTGGGACGTGACCAGCTCGCGGATCGTGGGCGGGCACGACGTGAGCGCCGTCGGCTACGGCAAGCCGGCGGCGCTGGGCTTCAACGACGATGGCGTGGTCATCTCGTCGTGGGGCCGGCTCTACCTCATGACGTGGGCCGCGTGGCTGTCCACGCGCTACATCGGCGAGTGCTGGATCAAGCTCTCCCCGGACTGGTACGGCTCCGACAGGCTCGCGCCCGTCGGCCTGGACGCCGCCGCCCTCAAGGCGGCGATGGCGTCCATCGGCGGCGGCGTGATCCCCGACTTCGGGCCGCCGACGCCGCCCGTTCCGCCGACGCCTCCCGTGCCGCCCGCCCCGCCGGCGCACCCGGTCCTGGACATCCGGCTGGCCGGGAGCATCCCCGGCTGGTTCGGCGGGTCCACGCCGGTCACGCTGACCGGGCAGGCGGTGCCGCACGCCGCGAACGCGATGGGCCTGCACGCCGGCGCGGGCATGTCCTGGCTGGCGATCATCCAACTGGCGATGAAGCTGGCCCCGGTCATCCTCGCGGACATCCAGGCCGGCAAGTCGATCCAGCAGATCGCGGAGGACATCATCGCCGTGCTGTTCTCCGCGCCGCACGCCCAGATGGCCCAGGCGCAGGCCGCGGCGATGGCGATCAACTGGGCGGCGCTGGCCGAGGCCGTCAAGGCCCTGATCGCCGCCATCGCCGCGATCTTCGGCCAGCAGATCCCGCAGAACCCGGCCTGACCGGGGCCGGCGGGCCGTTCGCCCCGCGTTGTTTTCTTTCGCCAGGCAAGAGGACCGAAGCCATGAAGACGATGCATCTCGCCGCCGCCGCCCTTCTCGCGGCCGTTTCGTGCGCCGCCGCCGGGCCGTTCCGGGCGTCCGCCCCGTGCGCCGGCGGCTCGTGCGGCGTGCAGGCCTTCCCGCAGGCCTTCCCGCAGGTTTTCCAGGCCGCCACGGCGCAGGACACGCCGCAGTTCCAGGCCCCCCCATTCCAGGGCCAGGCCTCGCCGCAGTACCAGGCCGCGGCGGCGGCCCCCGGGGGGACGAGGCGCGGCCTCTTCGCCCGGCTGGGCCTGTTCCGTGGGCGGTGCCGTTGACGGCTTGATGGGGATGGGCCGTCACGGCCGGCGGCGCTTTCGCGCCGCCGGCCGTTGTCATTTCCTGGCCGCCGCGGCAAGATGTATTGCATGGCGCACAAGAAAGCGAAACCGGACAAGGCCGTCCTCGCCGCGGTCACGCGGCGGGACCATTCCGACCCCTCCTCCCCCCTTGTGGCCACATTCGGTTTCGGCACCGACGGGCGGCCCCTCGCCCTGGAAGCGCCGCCGTGCCGCGTGACGGCGGAGGACCTCCCGGACGGCGGGCTGCACTACTACGGCCTGGACATGGTCTCGCCGGAGGGGCACCCGGTCGGCAGGCATATGGCGCTGGCCGGGGTGACGACGAGGGCGTGCCTGGCCGGATGGATGGAGGTGGCCGCGCGTGACAGGGGCACTTTTTATGGCGTCGCGGGTGGCCAATGACCGCGTCGAAGTCCGCCAGGCCGGGGCGAAGGGCCTCGGCGTTTTCGCGCGCGTGGCCATCCCGCCGGGTGGCCTGGTCGAGGAGTGCCCGGCCCTGGTGATCCCGCGCAAGAAGGCGAGCGTACCGAAGGGGCTTGAGGACTATTACTTCCCGTGGGACGGCGGGTACGCGGTCGCCCTCGGGTACGGGTCGCTCTACAACCACTCGCCGCGCCCGAACTGCGTGTTCGAGATGCGCGCGGAGGAGCGGCTCCTCGTCGTCACGGCCTGCCGGGCGGTCCGGGCGGGCTCCGAGCTGACGTTCGATTACACCGCGGGCGGCGGCGACCCGCTCTGGTTCGAGGTGCTATGATGGCGAAACTGCTCTCCCTCGGAAGGGTCCAGAAGAGGCGGGAAATGGAGGCGAGGCTGAAGGCGGGCGTCTGCCTGCACTGCAAGGCGCGTCCCGGGGACAAGTGCCGGGGGCTGTGCTTCAAGTGCTGGAACGACGACGGCATCCGGGCCTCGCACCCGCCCGACGCCAAGTACGCGGCGAAGCTGCCCGCCGTGAAGAGGCCGGGCGTCCGGATGCCGGCCCCGACGGACGCCAGGCCAGGATCGGCCGAGAAGATCGCCGTGCTGATGGGGAGGGTCGCGAGGGGCGAGCGGCTCTTCCACCCGCGCGACGCCAAGATGGACAGCGAGAAGTAGGGGGTGGGCCGTGCCGGAAGAGGCGATCTTCAGGATCAAGATCGAGGATGACCCGCGGCAGCAGCAGCAGGCCCAGCAGCAGGCCGCCGGCCCGTGGTCGCACCTCCCGGCGATGCTGGCGGCGATCAAGGCGGCGCAGATGATGCAGCCGCAGCAGCTCGCGGGCGGGTACGGGATGCTGCCGCCGGGCCACTCCATGCCGCAGCAGGCGGCGCAGGCGGAGGCCGCCGCGAAGAGCGCCAAGGCGGCGCAGGTGGCGACGTACAGCATGGCCCCGCCGCCGAAGCCGGCGGAGAGGCCGCGGCCGGCCGGGCCCATCGGGCACGACCTCGTCCAGTACGGCCCCGGCGTCGAGCCGCCTCCCGTGCGCGGGCCGTCGGCGGCGAAGATGGGGCCGCCGGCGGGCGGGCCGGCGGGGCCGGCAACGGTGAAGTGGCACGCCGGGATGGAGCCGCCGCCCGTGCGCGCCGTCCCGGCCGACGGCGGCGAGGAGGAGAAGCCGGAACGCCCGTCGAAATGGATGGCCGCGGCGGGGGCGGCGAAAACGGGCATGAATCTGGCCGGGGACATCGGGGCGGCGGCCTACTCGAACGTGCAGGGGGGCGGGCTCGGCGTCGCCGCCGTGAAGGGGATGGAGATGCTCGGGGCCAAGATCCCCGCCGTCGGGGTGGCGCTTGAGGTGTTCGGCGTGGCCGTCGAGGCGGCGACCAAGGTCGAGAAGGCCAGGGCGGCGGCGATCACGCACACGTCGAACATGATGCAGGCCGCGGCGAACAACGACATCGCGGCGATGCGGCAGATGCAGATCAGCAAGACGATCCAGGACAACGAGGCGTCCTACGGCGTCTTCGGCAAGTTCTCGAACTGGATGCAGGGGCTGTACACGAAGGAGGCCTCGGTCAAGGCGGTGAAGGCCGGCGAGGACTCGGCCCTGTCCACGGCGTCCCGCCTGTCCGCCTACTCCCCGGAGATCGCCGGCGCGATGGCGAGGGCGGAGGCCGCGCGGGTGATGGCCGACATGCGCTCCGCGGAGAAGCACGGCAAATCGCTGGCCGGGATCATCGAGAACAGGGCCGGCCTGGAGACCGCCATGTCGGCGGCGATGGCACCCGGGATGGAGGCCATGTACAAGGAGATCGAGCGGCTCGGCGGGCCGGGCGGCGACATGGCCAAGATGACGGAGATGATGGAGAAGCTCGGCAACCAGGGCGAGGTGATGAAGTTCATCGCGGCCAACGGCGAGCTGAGCGCCAAGTACCAGAAGATCATGGCCGAGGAGCTGAAGAGGGCGAGGGAGGACCGGGAGGGGAGCGCCTTCGGGAACCGGATGTTCAAGCAGCTCCTCGACGGGGCGAACCTCCTCGCCGGGGCCCCGGCGGCGCATGACCCCATCGGCGACGCCCAGCAGGATTCGATGCTTCGCCCCCTGGAGTGACGCCATGCCGATGCTGACCGACGTGGGCGAGGTGCGATACAACGGGTACACCTTCCCGACCTACACCACCACAAAGGTCAGCATGAGGCCCGTGCTGGACCGCGCGAGGAGGGCGACGAAGTACGTCACCTACACGGTGACGTGCGACTCGCACATCACTTGCAGCCCGGGGGACACGGTGGACGCGCAGCTCGCGGACATCCGCAAGAGGCTGACGCAGAGGGGCGGCGTCCTGGAGGTGTTCCGGAAGGGGTTCGGGACGTTCACGGTGAACAAGCCGGGCGGGCCGCGCGACGTGGCGATGGGCCCGCACCCGGAGATCATCAGCGCCCACCCCATCGGGTCGCGGAATGCGTGGGTGATCACCTGGAGCGTGACGGCGAGTGTCCCGGAGTGCCTGGAGGGGACGGCGGTCACCGAGGGCCGGGTCATGGCCTTCAACTACACCTGGTCGGTGAGCCAGGACGAGCGGGGCTTCTCGACGCGGACGATCACCGGCGAATTGGAGATCCCCCTCACGGTCAAGGTAGGGGAGAACACCGGGAAGGAGACGGCGGACCGCTACTGGACGCAGGTCATGGCCTCGATCCCGCCGGTGCCGTCGTTCCGCAGGCACAGCAGCCACACCCTGAGCGAGGACAGGCGGACGATCAGCTTCACCGTGGTGGACGCGGAGCAGCCGGCGGACGCCTTCGTGGCCGGCGCGTCCTCGTGGGAGGGGACGCACCACGCCTCGTCGAGGATGCCGAACGTCACCTGGAGCAACACGATCTCGGCGACGTATGAGGTGCTGCGGGGCCACACGAAGGGGGACGCCTACACGCGGTTCCTGGCCCTGGTGGCGTCGCGGATCGCCGTGTCGGCGGCGAACGGGCAGTTCTGGCCGGTGAACCTCTCGATCAGCGACTCGCTGCACTCGCAGAGCGTGACGTTCTCGCTGACCTACACGTTCACGGCGTCGGACGCCAAGCTGGGGGCGCTGGGGTGCGGCCTGTTCCTCCCCCTGCCGGGGAACGGCTGGCCGGACTGGGCGGCGTCGGCGGCGGCGAGCGCCCTGGCTGCGAGGGGCAACGCGCAGCTCGCCTACGACCCGGCCTCGGACTCGGTGATCGACCTGTGCGCCTCAAGGAACTTCGGTGTGCGGGCGGGCGGCCTCGGGGACCGGACCCTCTCGACGGGGGCGGACCGGACGCTGAGGGCGACGATGCCGCCGCCGGAGAAGTCGTTCGCGATGTTCACCTGCTCCATCGAGTTCGACTGCGACGAGGGGACGCGGACGCTGCGCACGGTCCCGTTCGACCAGGCGGCGGGCCCGCCGGCCGGCGTGGACCCCGGCTACGGCCTGACGGCGTCCGGGGAGAGGCCCGTTGACGGGGTGATCCGCCCGCCGGACCCGTTCGCCGCCGGGCCGGCGATGCAGGGGCAGGCGGCCAAACTCGTCTCGGACATCCTGGCGGCGACGGGGGCGGAGTCCTCGCCGGTCCAGAAGCGCGCCAACCGCGCCCCCGTGGTGCGCGTGAGGGGCGAGGCGGTCCGGGTCGGCTACCCGATTGTGCCGCCGCGGCTCCTGGCCTGCGCCGGGCACGCGGCGGTCCTCCAGAGGCCGCGCTACGCCACGGCCGTCGTGGCGAACGGGCCAGGGGTCCCTCTGATCGGCGCGCGGTGGGACGACACCTACATCCTCCCGGGGGCGGCCAACGGCGATATCCCGATCCCGGGGAACCCGCTGATGACGTAATGGTGGATGCCTGGTACAACAGCGGTGCCGGTCCATCCCTGGCCGGACCCGGCACGCGACGCCGCCGAAGGACTCGGCGGCGTCGCACTTTCCGTCGTTGATTTGTCGTCTACAATGTGCCTGCCATCCGGCGATGGCGGCTCGTGGGCCGGCGGCGGGGGACCGACTACCCCGCCGCCGGCTTTTCCGTACCATGACACCCGGGGCCGCTTCTGACGGGGCGCGGCCTGCTGCTGCTCCGCCGGCCCGGCACTCAACTCACGGTGCCGGGCCGGCGATTTCTTTTACAATGCCGGTGCGGCCCTTTGAAGGTTCCCACTGGGCCGCAACTCCTGGGAAGGCCGGCGTCATGCGCATGACGCCGGCCTTCTTTTCGCGCCCCCCAACTCTCCGCACTCTCCGCGGAACGGCCGGACACCTGACCGGACAGTATCGGACACCGCGGGCGCGGCGGATTCTGCTGCCCTTGTCGGCCTGGCGATTTTTCTGGCTTGCCCCTTGAGGGGGAGCGCCGTAAATGAAGGGGCGGGGGCTGTTCCAAGAGCCCCCGCCCCGCTCCCGCAGAGGGATGAACCTCGCGGGCTGCTCCCGAATGTGTACGTCACTGGGCACTCACAAGTGTATCAAACCGACACGGCGGCAGACAGCTCAAAGGACGGAACGGGGGGCGGGCCGGGTGGAATCTCCAGAATCCCCGGCGTGGCGTTTCTCCATCAGGGGGAGAAGTTCCCAGCGAAAGAGTGTTACCCCGCCGCCAAGGGCGGGTTCCCCGGGCAACGGGCCGGTAGTCGATCCGGCGCAGAGAGATACGTCCCGGTCCACGAAGCACCCAGTACCCGCACCTAAGCAGGGCGGCGAAGACAAAACACTCGCATAAGCAAGGGACGTGCGCCTTAACCTCCGAGACCCCTCTCACCCCATCCCCCAGGTATGGTGGTGAGAGGGAATCCTCTCCCGCGCCTGCCGGCTTGGTTGCCAGATGCTTACCAGGGCGGGAGGGTGTTTTCGGCCCCGCGCCTGCGCCTGGAGAGAGAAAGGGGATAGGTCGTGGGGCCGAAAGCTTGCCAGGCTCAGCCGGCGTCGGGGGCGGACCGCCCGCCGGACTTGAGGACCTTCAGCATGGCGGCGTCGCTCTTCATCTGATTCTCCACGGCCATGCGGATGTACGCGCTGACCGACTCAAGGCCGACCCGGCGCGTCATCAGCTCCACCTTCCTGATCCAGGCCTCGTCCGCCCGGATATTCTTTACCTTGCTCTTGCCGTGCCGCGGCTTCTTCACTGTGTCCATGTCTCCCCTTCTCTCGCTGCCTGTTGCCCGACGGGGCGTGATTGGATTATAGCAGCCGCGTAGGCACGGTGTGTATACACTTGCACTGGGACAAGCCTTGACTCGCCAGTTTTTGTGTGTACACTGTGAATACAGTCGCCCTACAACAACGGAAGGACGTGGCCACGATGAACGAGAAGCACGAGCCGCACGGGAAGAGCAAGGCGGGCAAGAACTCGCTGTCGGCCAACCTGGAGAAGGACCCGAGCGAGGCCGGGCGGGCCCTGGCCAAGGAGGCGCTCCGGTTCCTCATGGACGCCGGCGAGCTGATGAAGCTGGCGGTCCGGCAGTTCGCCCACGCGATCCGGGAGAACCGGAAGATGATGAGGGCGGAGTCGGATGCCGTCCGGGCGGACGGGCTGGCCGTCACGGCGGCGCTGGGCGAGCTGCAATCGTTCGGCTCCGGGCTGATGGCCTGCGGGTGCTGGGCGGACTTGATCTTCAGCCAGATCCTGGCGCTGGCCGGCCAGGCGCGGGTCCACTCCATGTCCCCGCTGGAGCGGGCGGAGCAGGACCGGATGGAAAGGGAGATGGAGGCCAGCGGCGAGCCCATCTGCCCGGACTGCGGCGGCTACCACGGCCCGAAGGACGGCGGGCACAAGGGCCAGCCCGTGCCGGACATCAGCGAGTCCGTCAAGGAGGCGATGGCGAAGATCTTCGACGGGACCGGCTTCAAGGTGTTCAAGGTGACCGGCGCGCGCCTGATCCCCGTGGAGCCCGGGTCCAACCTCGCCTCCGAACTGGACAAGGCCGGCCTCGGCGGCACGCCGCCGGCGGCCAAGGCGAAGGACACGAAGGGGCCTCACTGATCATGCCGATCCTTGAGACCGACAGGGAGCGGGCCATGCTCTGGCTCGCCGCGTGGGCCAGGGAGCAGGCCGACGGGGACGGCGGCGAGGAGTGGCTCGTCATCCCTTCGGACCCGGGGCGCGGCCCCATGTCCGAAGGGTCTTCGGATCACCCCTACGCCGTGAGGAGGGCGGACGCCAGCAAGGCGGAGGCCGAGCTGGCGGCGCGGGCCGAGACGACTGGCGTTCTCATCATCAAACCGAAAGGCGCGTGAGCCGATGGCGAAAAAGAAAGATGCGGCGGCGGCCCCGCCCCCGGCGGGCACCGCCCCGGCGGTTCTGGACGAACAGATCCAGGCGCTGGCGGCCCAGTTCGACGCCGGCGAGATGAAGTGGAAGCCGCAGACGGTCAACGGCAACAGGGCGCTTGTTATCTGCTATGTCGATGCCCGCGTCATCATGGACCGGCTCGACGACGTGGTCGGCGTGGACGGGTGGCAGGACCGTTACGTCTGCCTGCCTGACGGGGCCGTTGTCTGCAAGCTGCGCGTGAAGCTGGGCGGCCGGTGGATCACCAAGGAGGACGTGGGGGGGCAGAGCGAGCAGCCCGACGAAGGGGACCGGCGCAAGGCGGCGTTCAGCGACGCGCTGAAGCGGGCGGCGGTGAAGTTCGGGATCGGGCGGTACATCTACCGGCTGAAGCCGCAGTGGATGGACTACGACCCGCAGAAGCGGCAGATCGTCGGCACGCCGCGCCTGCCGGGCGGCCCCGCGCCGGCCCAGCAGGCCAAGCAGGCCGCCCCCGCGCCGCAGCAGGCCGCCCCGGCCAAGGATAAGCCGGCCAAGGCCATGCCGGAGAGCGGGCGGGAGCTGCTCGCCCGCCTGGAGGCCAAGGAGAAGGCCCTTGAGGCCGCCGGGCTGTGCGAGGCCGGCGAGCTCGTGCAGCACATCAAGGAGGCCGGCGGCCACTACGGCCACCCCAAGGACATCACCCTGTGGGACGAGAAGGGCATCGCCCTCGCCGTCGATGAGGTGAAGAAGTTCGAGGCCGGCGCGCGGCGCGCCGCCGACGCGCCGGCCCAGCCCCCGCAGCCGGCGGAGGAGGTGTACGAGAAGGGCGAGTGCGTCACGAACGCCGAGTACGAGACGCTCGCCAGGCTGGTGCGCGAGACGAAGACGGCCATCCAGGCGTTCTGCAAGCACTTCGGTGCCAAGGGGCTGTTCACCTTCCCGAGGGCCATGTACGCCAAGGCCGTCGAGATGCTCAACGAGAAGCTGCGCCGCATGGCCCAGAAGGGTGCCGCGTCATGAACCAGGCGACGTTCGACTTCCAGGAGTCGCCGCCGGAGCTGTTCCCGGCGGCGGATGACCCGGGGCCGTCCGGGGAGGCCCTGCGCGACGAGGGGATCGCCCGCGCCGCGTCCGGGGCCGGCCCGTGGATCGAGCAGGCCCTGGCCGCGGCGCGGCGGATACTCATCTCCCGCCGCGAGATGACAACGGACGACTTGTGGGAGGCCGGCATCCCGCGCCCGGCGGAGCCGCGCGCCGCCGGGGCCGTCATGCGTGAGGCGGCCAACCGGAACTGGTGCCGCGCCACCACGCGGACCGTGAAGAGCAGGCGGAAGGAGTGCCACTGCCGCCCGGTGCGGGTGTGGGTCTCCCTCATCACCGGGAGGGCCGAATGATCGACCTGATCGTCTCCGCGCTGCGGGCCGGCGAGGCCGTGGCCTCCCTGGCCGCCCCGTTCTCCGCCCCCGACCTGGAGATGGCCTGCTGCTGGCCCGGCGCACCGGGCGCGCTGGCCTCCGCGATGGAGGCCTGCGGCATGATCACGCCCACGCCAGCCGGGTACAGGCCGGCGAACGCCGGGGGGGCCGTGCGGCTGTGGACGCCGCCGGCCGAGGGGATCGAGTACCCGCACTTCCCGGTCAAGGGCGGCGTCTGGCTGCTCACCGAGAAGGAAATCAGCCGCCTCAGCGCCGCCCACCCCGGGGCGGGCGTCGAGGCCGAACTCCGGAGCGCACACGCATGGACAATCGAGAACCCGAAGGGCCGGAAGACGGCCCGGGGGATGACGAGTTTTCTCGGCTCCTGGCTCCGCCGCGCGTTCAAGAAGAAGCGGCCCGCCGCCCCGCGCCCGTCGATCCTGGAGCGTATGAGGAGTGGGAGGAGTGGGCGTCCGGCTACGCCACGCTCTTCGGGCTGACATGGCCCGATGACCTGGCGATGGTCGGCTCCTGGATACCCCTCTTCCGGGGGGAGGGGTACGCCGTCGCCGAGATGAAGGCCGCCACGTCCTGGATGGCCATGAACGCCGCGCCCCCGACCAACACGAAGCACCTCGCCGCGCTCACGGCGGCCCTGCGCGGCATGCGGGCGAGGGAGAAACAGAAGGCCGCCGTGCTGCCGTCGGCCGGCCCCGTCTGCAAGCTCTGCTCCGGAACGGCCCGCGTCATCGTCCCGAACCATGACGTGCTGAACATGACCGACGACCCGCTCGCCCTCAAGGTGAGCTGGACGTGCGCCGTCGTCTGCCGGTGCCCGGCCGGCATCTGGTTCAGGAACCAGGGCGGCAAGGCCGCGGAGCAGATGACGCTGGCCGAGTACGAGCGGCTCTGCCCGGACTGGCGCGCCACGATGGCGTCGATCAGGGCGGCGGAGCGGCGGCGGCGGGACGCCGAGACCGTCGCCGGGGCGAGGGACCGGCTCGCCCTGCCGGGGGTGTTCGCCGCGAGGATCGCGGAGGCCAAGAGGAGGTCCGCCGGTGGCAAGTAGGGGCCGCGTCCTGATCCGCGACGGCGTCGAGCCGTTCCCGGAGCCGCTCGGTGACCTGTCGCCGGACACCTGGCTCGCCTACCACGATTGGCTCGCCGAGCGGTCCGCGCCGCAGGGCCTCCGCCTCCGCGCCTTGAAGTTCGCCGTCGGCCTCATGGCCCGCCCCAAGGGGCTGTGCCTCGTCATTGACGTGCCGCACGTCTTCCGGGGCCGGGACAACGGGGTGTGGCCCACCCCGGTCCTGAAGATGGCCGACCTGTCCATGATCACCGCCCGGTATTTCCGCCTCCGTTGGTTCACCGAGGAGTCCGGCTTCCGCGCCAAGTACGGCGGGGCCGGCGAGATCTCCCCTGCCGTCATCGCCGCCAAGCTGCCCGTCGGCGATTACCAGCCACCGAACGGCACAGGCACATTCCAGTCGATCTTCGCCGACATGCACGTCGGCACGCCCAGCGCCTGGAAGATGGACGGCATGCACGCCTATGAAAGGGACCGCCTGCTCCTCGACTACCACAAGAAGGTCAGCTACGACGCCCACCTCATGGCCCTCCGGGGTGGGACTTACGGCTACGCGAAACACTTCTGGTTCGGACCGGCCCGCAAGCTGGCCGACTCGAACCTGCTCATCTAGTGGCCTTGACGCGGCGCACGGCTTGTGTATTCTCACTGTGTACACAAGGAGCTTTACCATGAAGCTTGCCAAAGCCGTCTACCTCACCGGCATCGCCTACTTCTTCCGCCTCGGGCACCTCCGGGGCCGCGTGTACGAGACGCGGGGCGGGAAGTGGAACGCGGTGTTCACTATCGCCGGGCGCATGGAGGAATTCGTCTTCACCGGGAAAAACCGGAAAGACACCGTGCGGCAGGTCGAGGCCTACTGGCTCCGGTGGAGCGCTGTACGGGTCCAGAACACGATGCCGGTGCCGCGCGCCGAGTCGGTGCGGCTGCTCTGGGAGGCCCTGGACACGGAAGCCGACGGCAGCGCCGTCCTGGCGTGGGCCGACATGGCCAAGGAGGCCGGCGGCGAGCCGAACAAGCTGCTCGGCCTGATGCTGGAAGTCGGCAAGGCCGGCGGGATGGACTGGCCCAAGGGCTGGGACGGGCTGGCCCGGATCTCACTCAAACGCGGGAGGTACGCCGGATGAAAGACACGAAGATCGAGTGGACCGACCATACATTTTCACCCTGGCGGGGATGCACGAAGGTGAGCGCCGGGTGCGCTAACTGCTACGCGGAGAGGCAGTCGAAGCGGAACCACAGCGTTCTCGGCGTCTGGGGGACATCCGGGTCCAGGCCGTTGGCCTCGGATGCTTACTGGCGGCAGCCGCACGCCTGGAACGCCGCCGCGGCCTCGGCGGGCGTCCGGGCCCGCGTGTTCTGCGCCTCCATCTGCGACGTTTTCGAGGGGCGGGACACCATGCCGGCGCACGCCTGGCACGTCGTCGAGGGGGCCAGGAACCGCCTCTTCGATTTGATCAGCGACACGGCCTCCCTGGACTGGCTCCTCCTCACGAAGAGGCCGGAGAACATCATCGCCCACTACCTCGCCACGGACTGCGCCCGGGCGATGGCGGGCGCGCTGCCTTCCAACGTCTGGGTGGGGGCGAGCGTCGAGGACCAGAACGCGGCGGCGAACCGCATCCCGGCGCTCCTCCGGGTCGGCGCTCGGGTGCGGTTCCTATCCTGCGAGCCGCTGCTGTCCGGCGTTGACCTCCGCCGCATCAGAACGCCCGGGCTGCTCTACGGCCTGGACGCCCTCGCCGGCCTGTCCGTCCCCCCCGACGGCGGCCCGCCGCTGCCGAACCCGAACGGCAAAGTCGAATGGGTGATCGTCGGCGGCGAGAGCGGGCCGTCCGCCCGGACGATGGACATCGGCTGGGTCGAGGAGATCGTCTCCGGGTGCCAGCAGACGGGCACCCCCGTTTTCGTCAAGCAGTTCGGCTCCGCCCCGTCGGTCGATGGCGGCCCACTCCGCCTGATCGACAAGAAGGGAGGCGACCCGGCCGAGTTCCCCGACAACCTGCGCATCCGGCAATTCCCCAAGCTCACGAGGACGCCATGAGCAAGCGCGGCCCGAAGAAGAGGCGGACCCCGATCCCCGACGCCGTGAGCGACCCGAGGCCGATCTTCGCCGGACGGCACCGGCCCGTCCGAGGCCGTGGCCATGAAGATCACCATCAGGGGCATGCCCCCCGTGCTGATGCGCCTCCTGACGCCGCAGGCCGTCAACAAGATGATCGGCATGCTCATCCGCCACCGCCAGGATGTGTGGCCGGAGAACGCCGAGTACGCGGAGGGCGAGAAGTGACGGCCGCGTGGGACTTCTCCAAAGACCCGAAGTGGATGGCGTGGCACCTCTCGCTCACCACGAAGAGGAGGGCCAGCCTCCTCTGCTGCGCCATCATCCGGCGGTTCTGGGCCAGGATCGAGATGGACGGCCTGGTGCGTGACGTGGTCTCGATGGCCGAGAACGTCGCCGACGGGGCGGACCCAGACCGGGATCTGCTGCGCTATGTGCGCCTGGCTTTTGGGTCCGTTCGATACCAGCACACCGGGCGAAGGCGGCTGCTCGAAGCGGTCCTTAATTCCCAGTTAGAAGACGTGCGGCCCGCGGATAGAGTCCGGTTCGTCATCGAGGCGGCCGAGGATGTCTTCGTCCGCGGGCGGCCTGACGGGGAGGAGATCCAGGCGGCCTTGTGCGAAACGATCCGTGGGTTCGTGGATGACCCGAACGCCCCCATCACTTTTCGGGTGCGGTCCGGCGACCTGCTTACCATGCGGGGCGGGAAGGGGGACGGGCCGTTGAGCGGATACCGCATGGAGCGGGCCGGCCCGGACGACGACGTGAACGCCATCGCCCTCAAGGATGAGGATTGCGGCGAGGTGACCGTCCGCCCGTCAGGGGTCAGCCCCGGGAGCCGGACGGTCTGGCCCGTCTGGCCCGTCGGCCCCCACCCCTGGATCACCCCGCTCGTCCTGTCGCTGGCGGAGGCCGCCTACCGGGACAGGGACAGGGACGGCCGCCTCGCCATGCCCAACCTGCTCCCGGTCGCCGACGCGCTCGAAGAGGCCGGCTGCGTCGGCCCCCGGGTGTACTACTGCGGCGAGTCTGGTAAGCACAGCCACGCCGGCTTCGTCGGCGAGGTGATCCACGGCGTTTACCACGCGGAAAACCCCAACCGGCCCCATCACCACCACGACGCCAGGTGCCGGTTCACTTACGCCACGCACCCGGCCCTGAAGATGCTCCGGGGCCGTGGCCCTTACTACCCCGGCATGGAGGCCCTGGACGCCATCCTCGGGAGGGACCGATGACGCGGGACACGTCGAAGATGAGGGTGCGTGCGTCGCAGTGCAAGACGTGCGTCTTCAAGCGCGAGGACGAGGGCGGGATCGAGCTGCGCGAGGGCCGCCGCGAGGAGATCAAGCAGAACCTGCTGAAGGGCATCAACCAGGTCTGCCACCACGGCAACAAGAGCATCTGCCGGGGCGGGCGTGACTACCAGCTCGTCATGTTCCACCGGCTGGGTTACATCGAAGCGCCGACCGACGAGGCGCTGGCCAAGAAGATCGAGGAGGCCACCCGTGGGAAGGAAAGCGGTTCCGCCGAGTGAGCGGTTCTGGAAGCACGTCGTCAAGGGCGAGAACGGCACGGGCGGCGAGTTCGGCCCCTGCTGGCTCTGGGCCGGCGCGAAGAGCGGGAACGGCGGGAAGAAAGGCAACGCCGGGTACGGCTTCATCCGTGGCGTCGGCGGGATCATCGCCGTCCACCGATTCTCGTTCGTCCTGCATGGCGGGAACCTCTTGCCCGGGCAATTGGTGTGCCACCGCTGCGATGTGAGGCTCTGCGTCAACCCGGCGCACCTCTTCGCCGGAACCCACAAGGAGAACATGTCTGACCGGAACAAAAAGGGCCGCCAAGCCAGGGGGGAAAGGGCCGGCCATGCCAGGCTGGACGCCGGCAAAATTCGCTCCATCCGCGAGGCCGTTGCCGCCGGGGCGACGCGGCAGTCGCAGGCCGAGAAGTACGGCATCAAACGGGCCCACGTCGGGCAAATCGTTCTTTTCAAGAAATGGAAACACGTCGAGCCGGAGGTGCCAGCGTGCTGAAGACCCTTGACCCCAAGGTGGAGGCGTGCCGGCTTGATGGCGACCCGGCGGACGGGCCGGACGGGGTCTTCCGGCTGCGGCACCCCGAAACACGCGAACTGCTGATGGCCATCGTCAGCTCCGGGCTCGGCTGGGTGGAGTCCGGCTTCCCCGGCCCGGCGTGGGAGCATGCCTCGGTATCCCACCGGCGGCGGGTGCCGACGTGGGAGGAGATGTGCTGGGTCAAGGGGCTGTTCTGGCCCGACGACGAGTGGGTTGTCCAGTTCCACCCGGCGAAGGCCGACTACGTCAACGACCACGAGTTCGTCCTGCACCTCTGGCGCTGCGCCGGGGTGCCTTTCCCGAAGCCGCCGAGGGAGTGCGTATGACAGAGACCGTGGCCAAGAAGGGCGTCCGCCGGCTCACCTCCGCCTACTGCGCCGTCCGCCGACGCCGAACGTCATGGGCCTTCTCCGCCCCGTGCGGGGAGCCGGCCGTGTGCGGCATCATGGAGGGCGGCAGGGTGACCCCGGCCTGCGCCGCCTGTTTCGACCGGCAGAGGTGCCCCGGCGGCCTCCCCTGGTCGGTGTTCGATATGATCCTCCGGAGGGAGAGGGGGGCCGGCGATGTCGCGCAGGGATGAGGCCGGGAAGAGGGCGGAGGCCATCGCCCTGTACCACGGCGGGCCGTTCGTGCCGCGTGACGCCCTGCCCCACATGCCAGTCCTCCGCTCGGACCTGCGTGGTGCCATGCCGGGGACGCCCGAATGGTCGGCGGCGAGGCTGGCCCTCGCCGACAGCCTGATGGAGCAGGACGACGACGAGCAGTGGGTCGCCCGGCTGCCGTGGGCCCTCATCGACTCGCGGTCATCCGACGCGAACCCCCTGTACACCTACCACGTCAGCGTCCCCACGCGGATGCCGCCCGAGTTCAACAGGGCGGCGCACTTCCTGCGGGGGGCCTGCAACGCCGGCCTGGTCCTCGGGTGGCACCCGAACGAGCTGAAACTCCTCCACACCGGCGGGACGGCCCTGGTCTTCACGTCCCTGGTAGGGCGGGCGCAGGTGTACAACGCGGACACCCTCGCCATGCCAGGCGGCTTCAAGGGCCTCGCCTGGCTCTACTGGCACCTGCTCGGCGTCGAGGACCGGAAGGCCGAGTATTTTGCCTCCCAGCGGAAACTCTTCAAGGAGGGCGAATGATCGCCATCGGATTCACGGGGACGCGATGGGGCATCTCCAGGCCGCAGCGGGCGGCGCTCGGCGAGGAGATCCGCTCGCTGTTCGCCGCCTGCGGCCCGGACACGCCGGGCTGGCTCCACCACGGGGATTGCGTCGGCGCGGACGAGGACGCGGTGCGGGCCGCCAGGACGTGCGGCCACCACGTCCGGGTCCACGGCCACCCCCCGGACAATCCGGCCATGAGGGCCTTCGTCAAGAGCGACGCGGAGTCGCCTCCCCTTCCCTACCTGGATCGCAACGCCGTGATCGTCGGGGCCTGCCAGGCGCTCGTGGCCTGCCCGGAGGGGCCGGAGGTCATCCGCTCCGGGACCTGGTCCACGGTCCGGGCCGCACGCAAGGCCGGGAGGGCGGTCATCATCATCATGCCGGACGGCCACATCATCCGGCAGCCGTGATTTGTTAAAAGTTTAATCTTAATCAAATGGGCCATCTTGCTTACCAGGCAAGATGGCCCTCTCTGTTTGTATGTACACTGCCATAAGGAATTCTTTCTTAATGGGGTTGATTTCTTTACCCTTCCTGCTATCCTGACATCTGGTCTGTTTCTGTTCACTAGCTAAGGGAGTCCCCGTCATGGCTAAGGTTGTCGCGAAGGCCCGCCCCGCCGCCACGCCCCCCGCCCCCGCCGCCACGCATGCCGCGCCGCCGGCCCCGGCCGCCGGCCCGCTGTCCGCCACGTTCCGCGAGGGGATGCGGCAGGTCGCCGCCTCCCTGGTGGAGCGCGACGAGGAGGTCCGGCTGATGTTCACGGCCGTCGTGGCCCGCGAACACGTCCTGCTCGTCGGCCCCCCCGGCACCGCGAAGTCGCTCCTCTGCGGCCTGCTGTCGTCCTTCCTGTCCGGGGCCCGGCTCTGGCAGCGCCAGTTCACGAAGTTCACCGAGCCTGGCGAGGTCCTCGGCCCCGTGGACATCCAGGCCCTCAAGGCCGGCCGGCAGACCAGGCTTTACGCCGGCATGCTGCCCTCCGCCGAGATCGCCTTCCTCGATGAGGTGTTCAAGGCCAACTCGGCCATCCTGAACAGCCTGCTGCTCATCCTGAACGAGCGCCAGTGCGACATCGGGGCCGGCGAGCGGATCGACTGCCCGCTGATGTTCTGCATGGGGGCGAGCAACGAGTGGCCGGAGGAGGCCAAGGAACTCGGGGCGCTGTTTGACCGCTTCATCTTCCGGAAGTCGGTCCGCCCCATCCGGACCGCGGCCGGCCTGAAGCGCCTGGTCAACGACCCGTCCATCGGCGCGGCCCCGTCGGTGTCGGTGACGGCCGCCGACGTGGATGAGGCCCACGCCGAGGCGATGGCCCTGCCCTACTCGCCCGCCGCCGAGGAGGCCTTTTTCCGGATCGTCGCCGCCCTCCGGAAGAAGGGCATCTGCCCCGGCGACCGGCGCGTGAAGAAGGCGTGGGCCGCCGGCAAGGCCTCCGCGTGGCTGGCCGGCGCGTCCGCCGTCGAGCCGGCCCACCTGGCGTGCCTGTCGCACGTCCTCTGGGAGGAGCCCGGCGAGCAGCCCGCGAAGGCCTTCGACGTGGTCTGCGGGCTGGCCGACCCCGTGGCCGCCGACGTGGCCGCCGCGCTGCGGGAGGCCTCGGAGGCCATCGACGCGATGGAGCGAGGCGACGACTCCAGCATGCGGGCCTGCTCCGCCAAGCTGGTGAGCATCGGGCAAGCCAAGCTCGCCGGGCGGGCCGGCGAGCAGGCCGAGCAGGCGCGGGCCTGGCTCAAGGCCGAGATCATGGCCATCCGGGCCGCCGTCGTCGAGTCCACCGGCGGCGTGTTCTGAGCATCCCCCACCGGGGCCGGCACGAAAGCCGGCCCCCCTCTTGAGGAGTCGAGGCATGAAGGCGCGTCTGAACGGGACCGGCTACGTCTTCTCGGCCGCGGACAAGGCCGGGGACTGGCTGGGGATCGACAACGACGACTGGGACATCGTGGTCCACGCCTCGCGGGGCGACGAGCGGTTCATGGGGAGGCGGGAAATCGACGGCAGCCCGTGCAACGTGTTCGACTGCGGCGGCGGGCGGTTCGTGGCGGTCATCAACTACGGCAACGACTGAGGAGTCAGGATCATGGCGAACGGCGATGACATCATGGGCATCTTCGGCACGCGGGCCCCGTCGGCCCGCCCCGCCCCGGCGGCGGCCGGGCTGATCAAGGGCGCGGCGCTGGCCGGCCCCAACGCGGTCCTGATCGACGCCTGGACGCGGCGCAAGGGGGCCGAGCTGTTCAAGGAATCCCCCCGCATCCAGAGGGCCCTCATCGGGAAGGGCGGGGCCGAGGCGGCGGCCGACATGTTCGGGCTGGCCTTCGAGCCCGAGCCGTCGCCCGCGGCCTCCTGCTCCGACCCGGCCCGGCTCGCCTACGTCAAGGAGCTGCTCGCCTCCCCGGCCTACAAGACGCTCCATGAGGGGACGAACGGCGACGAGCTGGCCTCCGAGATGGCGGCGTGCGAGCTGGCCGACGGGCTGGCCAAGGCGAAGAAGGAGCTGGACAAGCCGGCACCCGCCGGCGAGGGGCCGGCCCGGGCCGCGGCCCGGGAGGCGGCCGCGAAGGCGCGGTGCAAGGCCATCGCGGCCGGGGCGCTGTCGAAGGCGAAGAAGGAGGCCGACTCCGCCGGCGAGGCCATGAAGGCGCTCGGCTGCGGGCCGGCGGACGCCACCCACGACACGATGGAGCCGGACGCGCTGGCCGCCCTGGTGCGGCAGGCCGTCGGCAGCGAGGAGCTCCGGAGGGTGTTCGACATGGCCGGGGCCTTCCGCCGCGTGGCGAGGGCCCGGCAGAAGTCGAAGGCCTCGCACGGCCTCGACGAGTTCGTCGGCGTGCGGATGGGCGACGACATCCCGCACCTGCTGCCGCACGAGCTGGCGGCGCTCGATGACCCGGACCTCGGGGACGACGCCCTGGCCCGGCTGTGCGAGAAGCGGATGCTGTGCTGGGAGACCCGGGCCGTCGAGAAGGTGGCCCGGGGGCCGGTTATTGTCTGCGTGGACGAGTCCGGCAGCATGCGGGGGCCGAACGCCGAGAGCGCCAAGGCCCTCGCCCTCGCGATGGCGTGGGTCGCGCGGTCCCAGAACCGCTGGTGCGCCCTGGTCGCCTACTCCGGGGACAGCGGGGAGCGCGTCCTCGCCCTGCCCCCGGGCCGCACCGACCCCAAGGGGATCGTCGAATGGGTGCGGCCCTTCATCGGGGGCGGCAGCGCCCTCGACGTGCCGGTCCGCGAGATGCCCCGGATCTACAAGGCGCTCGGCGCGCCCGCCGGCCGCACCGACCTGGTGTTCATCACCGACGCCCGGCTGTACATGCCCGCCGGCGTCGCCGCGGACTTCCTCGCCTGGAAGAAGGCCGCCGGCTGCAAACTCTTCTCCCTGGTCATCGAGAACGCCCCCGGCGAGCTGGAGGCCATCTCGGACGAATGCCACACCGTCCCCCCGCTGTCCGCCGGCCTCGACGCGGTCGGCTCTGTCCTGAGCATCTAGTAAAGTTTCTTTCCTGGCAGGCCTTGTGCGCCTGCCAGGCCTTTGGTAAGCTGAACAGTGTTCACATTGTACACACAAACCGGAGACACGAAGATGAGCGGCAAGCGGAAGACGGTGGGCCTGAGCAACCCCGGCAGCAAGAGCAAGGGGGCGGCGGACGTGAAGGGGGAGACCGTGTCGCAGATGGAGGCGGCCGCCGCCGTCTCGTCGTGGGGCGAGATCATCACCTGGAACGCCGGCGGGGCGAAGGCCCACGCCGACGTGGTCAAGGCCCTGGAGGCCGCCGGCCTGGACGCCGCCGTGGCCAAGGCGATGCTCCCCCGGCACGCCTGGACCCGGGCGTGCGGCAGGCTGGCGAAGGACCGGGTGATCAACCTGGTGGACGACTCCGACAAGAAGCGCCTCGGCTTCCAGTTCAACCGGATCGACATCCAGGCCGGGGAGGCGAACTTCCCCCTGGAGGCGACGGTGTGGGTGGACACCCAGACCGGCGACGTGTCCAGCTCGCACCCCGGCCTCCAGGCGGCCGGGCAGGAGGCCCTCAACCGGGCGATGGCGGAGCGGACGGCGGGCGACATCACGAACATCGTCCAGAGGATCTTCGACGCGGCGGGCGGGGCCTTCCCCGACCTGTACGCGATCCGGCAGCAGGGCGGCTGCTACTTCGTCCCCAGCAAGCACGGCGTCCTGACCGACAAGATCGAGCAGTTCCTCCGCGAGATGGGCGGCAACATCCGCCGCTTCGCGGTGCCCAAGGGGCACGCCTCCTCCGAGCGGTCGATGGGCGAGGCGGTCCTCGACGGGGTCCGGCACGTCATCGCCGGCTACAAGGCGGAGGCCGAGACGCTCGACGTGGAGACCACGCGGGCGACGACGTGGGAGAACAAGATCGCCGCGGTGCGGGCGGCGCGCGAGAAGGTCCTGGAGCTGGACGCCTTCCTCGGGGCCAAGCGGGACCAGCTCGCCGCCGACCTGGACGCCATCGACGACGCCCTCCGGGACAAGGCCGGCGTCTCCAAGGCGGTCCGGGACGCCGAGACCGTGGCCGCCTGCCCGGACTGCGGCCGCCCGCAGCCCGTCGAGGAGGGGGCCGCGTCCCACGTCTGCTCGAACCCGGCGTGCGGCGTCGAGTTCGAGCTGGAGTGGGAGACGGAGCCCGCCGCCGCCCCCGCCGCCTGACCAATGACCGAAGCCCCCTCCCGCCGTGGGAGGGGGCACCCCTTGGACGACGGACAGGACAGGAGACGATCATGAGCGAGAAGATCCCGACGGAGTTGGCGCTCCAGCAGGCCGTCATCGACGCCTGCGGCGTCGCGGCCGGCGACAGGCGGCCCGACCCGGACGCCAGGCCCAAGAGCATCCGGGCCGGCCACAAGGACCTGAACGCCCGGGGCAAGGGCACCTGGTGGTATCGGATGGCCTACCGCGACGGCACCTGGAAGTATTTCAGCGACGAGCGGCTGCCCTCGGGCACGTTCCTCGCCTCCGACCGGCGGGCCACGGTCAAGGGCGACGTGTTCGCCGGCGAGCTGGTCTGCTCCCACGACAAGGGCGGCCCGGTGGACGCCGTGTGGCTCATCTGCGACGAACACGAGGGTGAGGGCGGCGAGGCGACCTGCATGGAGCTCTGCGGGATGCGGAAGCGCCGGGACGGCATGCTCGTGGTGGCGCTGCCCGACGGGCGCGAGGTCGCCGTCCCCGACCCGCGCCGCTGACCACTATCAACGGGGCCGGCGGCACAACGCCGGCCCCTCCCTGACCCCTGACTTGCGCGAGGTGACGTGATGCATGACCTGATCGTGATCGTGGAGGAGGCCTTGAGCCGGGCGCAGCAGCTCGCCATCATGGCCGACCCGAAGAAGTGGGGCCGCCGCTTCCTGGCCCTGAGCCGGCGGCCCGCCGGCGGCGGCAGCCCCGAGCTGGCCGTGATGTGCGACGTGCGGGCCTACGGCGGGCCGACCGGCTTCAGCGCCACGGCCTTCAAGTGCAACCTCTTCATGCTGCCCCAGTCGCTCGCCGAGATGCTGCGGGACGTGCCGCGCGAGGTGTTCGACACCCCGGAGGAGATGTACGCGGCCGGCTGGCGCGTGGACTGACGGGCGGTCACCGGGGCCGGCACTCCGCCGGCCCCCCAACACGGGAGGCGAGACGATGGCCATTCAGAAGGTCGGCGAGCAGTGGGAGTACCTGTTCATCAGCGGCTGCTGGTGGGGGCGCGGCGTCAGCGAGGCCGCCGCCTTCGCAGCCGCCCGGAAGGCCGGCTGCCCGAAGACGCGGTCCGGCTTCAAGCCCCGGCCGCACTCGCTCTACCTGGTGCCGAAGGGGGCGTGGATCGACGGCATGGGGGACATCCGCTGGGAGGGCTACGGCGACGCGCGGCCCATCTTGCTCAAGGAAGTGCCCAAGCCAAAGGCCTGATAAGCCCACAAGGGGGGCTTGCCCTTCCCTGGCAAGCCATCCCCCCTTGTGGGCCCTGAAAGCCCCCTTGAGGGGCAAGGAATGCCAGGGAGGGGCATCAGGGGAGGGGGAAGGGCAGGAAGGACCCCTAGAAATGGCCCATTAAAGGCAGTTTCAAAGCAACATAGTAGGTCAGGGCCTTTTAGGAATCAAAATGCCCCTAAGAGGCCTTCTAGAGTCAGCAAAAGGCATGACACTTTGTACAGTAGTTTTCATGAGGTATCAATAATGGGCAATTATGCTAACTGGTGGGATGAGGGCATCGAGGGGGAGACGGCCACGCTGCCGGAGGGGCTGATTGATGTCAACCGCCACTGGCCGGACGTGCCGCCCCTCGCGGGCATCATGGCCCCGTGCTACATGACCGAGGCCGCCTACCGGGCGGCGGTCAGCCGCTGGGAGCGGCCCCCGGAGTCGATCCAGTCCCGCGCCCAGTTCCAGGGCGAACAGCGGCTCTGGGGCCTGCTCTTCGCGGCCTCCGGCGCACTGATGCGGGACGCCCTCGACCACGAGAACTGGGGGCCGTCCTGCTTCTGCTCGGCCTCATGTGACGGCGGAGCCGCCGTGTTCTCCGCCGCCGACGTGATGGGCCGGGACGGGCCGTGCGTCGTCATCTCGCTCTGGTCGGAATCTTTGTAAGTTTATGGGTTGCATTTCTTATCAGGCCTGGCATCATGACATGGGCAAACTGGGGGCGTGGCGATGAAGGCGAAAGACTTGATGGCGATCACGATACACCAGCCGCATGCGTGGGCCGCGGCGTCCGGCCACAAGCAGGCGGAGAACCGGAGCTGGCAGTCCTGGCACCGGGGCTGGCTGCTGATCCACGCGGGCAAGTCGTTCGAGTGGCTGGAGCCATACGGCATCACGAAACGGTCGGGCGGCGAGGCCCCGCTCTTCGGCGACGAGGTGGGCGGGCTGATGCCGATCCCGGCCTCCCTGGTCCGCGCCCAGATGGGCCACGTCATCGGCGCGGCCAGGATGACGGACTGCCTCACCGGGGAGGAGGCCAAGCGGATCGGCCTGTCCTGCGCCCACGGGCCGTACTGCTTCCGCCTGGAGGACGCCTTCCTCTTCCCGGAGATGGTGCCCTGCGTCGGCCAGCAGATGATCTTCCGGCCGCCGGCGGAGGTGGCCGCGAGGTGCCTCGCCATGATTAACGCCCGACTCGGGGGTGCGTGATGGAACTGCCAGTCGTCGGATCAGTGGCGAGGCCCAGCACGAGGGCGATCCTGCCCTTCGCCGAGTACGACAGGGTGATCGTGTCCTTCTCCGGGGGGAAAGACTCGCTCGCCTGCCTGCTCCGCCTGCTTGAGATGGGCTGCCCACGGGGCAAGATCGAACTGTGGCACCAGGACGTTGACGGCGGCGCGGGGGCCTTCATGGACTGGCCAGTCACGCCGGCCTACTGCCGGGCGGTCGCCGCCGCTTTCGGCATCCCGATCCTCTTCCAGTGGAAGGTGGGCGGCTTCCGGGGCGAGATGCTCCGGGAGGAAGCGCTCACCATGCCCGTGCGGTTCACCCGGCGCGACGGCACAGTGGGCGAGGCCGGCGGCAAGGGCGGCAAGAAGTCCACCCGGCGGAAGTTCCCGCAGGTCAGCGCCGACCTGAAGGTCCGGTGGTGTTCGGCGTACCTCAAGATCGACGTGGCGGCCATCGCCCTCAACAACGACCCGGACCTGAAGAGGGCCAAGGTGCTGTTCGTCACCGGCGAGCGCCGGCAGGAGAGCAGCGCCAGGGCCAAGTACGCCGAGCTGGAGCCGCGCCGCTGCGACAGCCTCCGCCGCCGCGTGGACGCCTGGAGGGCGGTCATCGACTTCAGCGAGGCGCAGGTCTGGGACATCATCAGGCGGCACCGCGTCGTGCCGCACCCGGCCTACCTGCTCGGCTGGGGCCGGGTCTCCTGCCTCCAGTGCATCTTCGGCAACGCCGACCAGTGGGCCTCAGCCCGCGTGGTCGCGCCGGCCTCCTTCGGCGAGGTGGCCGGCTACGAGAGGGAGTTCGGCACGACGATCAAGCGGGGCAAGGCCGTCGGCGAGCTGGCCGACGCCGGAACGCCCTACCCGCAGACGGCGGACCCGGCGCTCGTGGCGCTGGCGACGGGGGAGGCCTACCCCGGCCCCGTGTTCACCGACGACTGGCAGATGCCGCCGGGGGCGTTCGCCCACTGCGGCGGCCCGACTTGAGGCACCCGAGGAGGCTTGCGATGGCCATGAACGAGACCCACGCCGGGCGGAGCATTCTGCACCCCGAGGGGGGCTTCGACCCCATGAAGATGTCACTGGTCCCGATGGCCCTGGCGGCCCACCGGGGCTTCGGCCTGCCCGCCATGTGGGCGCGCAGCCTAAAGCAGGAGAGGGACGACGCGCTCAGGGCCGAGCGGCTCCGCCGGAACGGCCTGGACACGGCCGCCGTCTGGGCGCGTGGGAGGCGCGGGGACATCCTCGACGCCATCACGCGGGCGGCCCTCGGCCTCCTGACGCCGGCGCGGGGGGCCGTGGCCTGCCCGCCCTTCACGCTCACCCGGATCGACTCGCTCCAGCACGGGCGGTACGGGCCGTTCGTGTGTGGCGGCGTCCTCGCCCTGGACTGGCGGCGCGGCCTCTACAAGGCCGCCGACCTGTTCTGGAACGGCAGCACGCTCGGCGTGCTGGACTCCGCCGCGGCGGAGGCGGTCCGCCGCCTGGAGGCCGAGCTGGCGGACACGGACGCGGCCCTCGCCACGCCGTGGGACGGGATGAGCGCCGCCGCCCTGGAGGCCGCCTGCGAGGACGGGGGGCGTCACCCCGCGGCGCGGCGGCTCGCGGCGGCGGCCCTGGCGCGGAAGGCGGTGCGGCCGTGAACTGCGACCACTGCGGGAAGCCGATAGAGGGCTGGTTGATGTTCTCGCTCGTCAAGGACGCCACGGTCAAGGCGGCGGCGCACGAGATGCTCGCCGCCCTCCATGCCGCCTACAAGGCCTTCGGCATGGAGGCATTGACGCCGCAGAGTGCCGCGCGGGCGCAGCAGCTCGCCGGCGACGGCGCGGCGGAAGAGATCATGGCCGCCCGGAAGGTCCGGGACGCCATCAAGAGGGCTGGGGGATGACATGTACGAGGTTTTGAAGATCGACGGGCCGAACCTGGTGACCGATAAGGGCTGCGTCGGCCTCAACCCGTTCCAGTACGCGGACGGGGGCAAGTCTCGCCCCGTGAGCGACAAGGACTGGGAGATGATGCGGCGGATGTTCATCGCGGCCCCGGCGATGCTCGCCGCCCTCATCGAGGCGAGGCAGTTCATCGCCAACGGCATCGAACTGGGCTACATCCGGAAGCCGTCGCCCGGCTCGCGTGAGGCCGTGACGCTCCCGGCCATCGAGAAGGCCATCAAGAGCGCGGGGGGCTGACATGGCGGCCTACGTTGACGCCCTGCGCGACTGGGGCTGGCGGCTGGGGCCGTCGTGCCACCTCGCCGCCGACTCCGTCGAGGAGCTGCACGCCTTCGCCGCGCGGATCGGCCTCAAGCGGGAGTGGTTCCAGGCGGGGAAGCGCGGCGGCCGCCCGCACTACGACCTGACCGCGCGTCGCCGTGCCGACGCGGTGCGCCGCGGGGCCGTCGAGGCCGGCACGGCGGAGATCCTGTCGGCGATGCGCCGATGTTCAGGGAGGGGATGAGCGATGAGGACACGGGACGAGCATATGGCCTGGTGCAAGGCACGGGCCCTGGAGTACCTGGACGCGGCCATCCCCGACCCGGGGCAGGCGGTGGCGTCGATGCTGTCGGACCTGCGTAAACACCCGGGGACGGCGGGCGTCGCCGAGGGGCCGCTGGGGATGATGGGCCTGCTGTCGGCCACGGGCGTCCACGAGGCCAGGCGGTTCATCGAGGGCTTCAACTGATGGGGAAAGAATGGTGGGAGGCCGGCCTCATGCCGGAGGGGCACGAATGCTGCGCCGGGGTGACTGACTACTGGGACCACATCCGGCACGAGGTGTCCGCGGACGAGCTGGCCGGCGACCAGGAGCGGCTCTCGATCCTGAACCCGGACGGGACGCGGGAGGCGTGCCCGGCGACGCACGCGGCGTGGAGCGTCTACATCGACCTCCTGCCGATCAAATGGCCGTCGGACGACGGGCGGGGCGAGCTGCCGCGGCCCGTCGTGGTCATCGACCTGTCCGAATTCCGCTGACCCGCACCATAAGGGGATCGCCGATGAAAGAGATGATCAAGTGGGCCGTGGTGAACGCCGGCGGCCACTGGTTCGACCTGTTCGACGCCAGGGGCGACGCGGAGGAGGTGGTTATGAACGCGCCGCACCTTCATGTCGAGAAGTGGGTGTACACGGTCCAGGCGGACGGCGAGATGACCGGGCCGATCAAGCTGCCGTGCCTGAAGCCGGCCGGGGGGGCGTCATGAGGAGGGCGAGGAGGCGGAGGGTGATTCTGGGCGTCGGCGGCGGGGCCGACGTGCCGTACACCGAGTTCACCTGCGACGACTGCCAGAAGAGGACCGAGTGCCCGCACGCCGTCAAGCCGGCCGCCCACCTGAAGGCGGTGCGGTGGGCGTCCTACGAGGGAGGGCGGCACCGCTGCGTTGACTGCGAAGAAAAACTCTACGGCCCGTCCTTCTGGAGGGCGGAGGCCGCCACCGTCTTCGCCACGGGCACGGCGGCCGCATCAGAAAGGAAGGGGTACGGCGATGACGGAGGCGGCTGAAAAGAAGAATTGGGCGTCCGAGCGGCGGCTGGACTACATCGACTTCCGGCTCATCACGGCGGGGCGTGTCAACCGCGAGGACATCGAGCGGACGTTCGGCGTCTCGCAGCCTACCGCCTCGAAGGACATCTCCGCCTTCGAGGCGGCCCACCCCGGCGTTATGCGCTACGACAGGAACCAGAAGTGCTACCTGCCGGCGGGGCCGAGGCACGCCAGCGTTAGGGGCCTGACGCCCGGCATCGTGCGGGCCATCAAGCGGCTGAGCGCCGAACACGCGATGGGCTGGAGCTGATTCCAGACTTCGGCGCTTGCCGCATTCCGGCGCACGCTGGTATCATCGCCGGCGTGCGTCGGAATGCGTCCACCCAAGCGAGGTGCCAGTCATGGCGAAGGCGAAGGCGAAGGGCGGGGCCGCCAAGGCGGCCAAGGCGAAGGGCGGCAAGGCCAAGGGCGTGAAGAAGGCGGCCGGCAAGGCCAAGAAGGGCGCGGCCTCGAAGGGCGGCAGCAAGTCCAGCGACTCGAAGTGAGCCGCACGCCATGTCAACATCCCTCTTCTCCAAGGCGGCCGCCTCCCTTGAGGCGGCCGCCGCACGTTACCCCCACGCCCTCGTCGCCTACTCCGGCGGCAAGGACTCCCGCGCCGTCCTCGACATGGCCGTCAAGGCCTTCCCGCGGGTCACCGCCTTCCTCTGCTGGTTCCTCCCCGGCCTCGCCGTCGAGGAGGCCCACATCGCCTACGCCAAGTCGCGGTGGGGGGTCCACGTCCTCACCTACCCCTACCCGCTCGGCATCAAGTACATCAAGCAGGGCGTGTACTGCGACCAGGGGGCCGGGGCCGACCGCCTCCCCGCCTGGTCGTTCGACGACGTGCGGGCCTGCGCCATCAAGGACGCCGGCACGCCCCTCGTCCTCACCGGGGCCAAGTACACCGACGCCGCCGGGCAGGGCCTCACCCACCGCAAGGACCAGGCCAAGCGCGACAAGGAGGGGGACACCTACATCCGGCCCATCGCCGAGTGGAACAAGTGGCACGTCCTCTCCTACCTCCGGGCCAACGCCATCGAGGTCCCCGAGAACGACGGGCGCAACTCCGCCTCCATCGACCTGACACCCGACTGCATCCTCTGGCTCCACGACAAGCACCCCGAGGACTTCAAACTCCTCTGCAAGGTGTTCCGCTACGCCGAGGCCGTTGTCAAACGCAGGGACTGGCACGGCGTCTCCTGAACGGGTAAGATGCCCGGCGGAGGTCCCCCACTATGGCCAAGAAGAAGACCGCCGGCCCGCCGGCCCAACCCGCCGGCGTGCCGCACCGCACCGCGCACCAGAAGTTCGAGACGCGCGAGGTCCCGCGCGACGCCCTCAAGAACGCCGAGTACAACCCACGCACCATCAACGACAAGGCCAGGCGGAAACTCCGCAAGGTCCTCCAGAAGATCGGCCTCGTCCAGCCCATCGTCTGGAACGAGCTCTCCGGCAACATCGTCGGCGGCCACCAGCGGATCGAGATCCTCGACTCCCTTGAGGGGTCCAAGGAGTACACGCTCACCGTCGCCGTCGTCCGCATGGACGAGAAGGGCGAGCGCGAGGCCAACCTCGCCCTCAACAACCAGGAGGCCGCCGGCGAATTCGACCTCGCCAAGCTCCACAAGATCTTCAAGGAGAACACGCTCGACGTGGAGGCCACCGGGTACGAACTCGCCGACCTGTACAAGCTCTTCGGCGAGTCGCCGATGGCCAAGGAGGCCGAACACCTCGACAAGATGGCCGAGACGCTCGAAAAACTCCAGAAGGCCTCCGCCGACATCAAGGAGGCCATGATCGACCGGAACGACTGCGACTTCTACCTCGTCGCCGTCTTCCCCTCCCACGGCGACCGCAAGAAGTTCACCGACCGCCTCGGCGAGGACGACAACCGCTACATCAACGGCTCGTCCCTTGAGAAGCTGCTCCCCCCGGCCCCGGCCCCGCAAACCCCGCAGGCCGTGCCAGAAACGCCCCCGTTGACGCCAGAAACGCCACCGCCACCAGCGCCGCCAGCACCGTAACCCGCCCACGCCCCACGCACGGTACGCAGAAATGGCCGACAGGAAGAAGAAGGACACCGCCAAGCGGGTCGAGATGCGCGACAGGGTCGCCTACGCCGCGAATTTGCTCGCCCGCTACGCGAAGAAGCACGAGGCCTTCAAACTCCTCATGCACCGCTACGGCATCTCCGCCCGCACCTGCGAGCGGATTCTGGCTCGCGCGCGCGATGACCTGGCACGGCGGCACGGGCAGACGAAGGACGGGCACCACCAGGACGCCTACTCGTTCTACTCGTCCATCCTGCGGGACCCGGCGTCCACGCTGGAGCAGAGGATGAGCGCCCAGCAGGAGATCTGCCGGCTGTTCGGGCTGTACGCCCCGCAGAGGCTCGCCCACGGCGGCGACGCGGAGGGGGAGCCGCTGCGCATGGAGGTCCGGGAGACCATCGTCACGACGCGGGAGGAGGTGGCCGCGGTCATCGAGGCCTGCAAGGCGGCGGGGACGAAACTGATCGGCGTGGAGTCCTGAGATGCGGCAGCCGCTGGCCTTCTTCGCCGTCATGCTCTTCCTCACCGCCTTGCTCTTCGCCGCCGTCCTCGGCATACTGGGGCTGTCCTTCAGGCCGCCGTGGTGGAAATAGCAAGAGGGGGCCGGACGATGCCTCACGTCGCGCTCGCGTTGCTCCTGTCGCTGTCCGCCCCAGCGCCGACGCCGAAAACCCCGGCCCTCACCCCCGCCTCGGTCACCATGACCTGGATGGGGGTCGAGTGCGAGACCCACTTCCACCAGTGCGGGACCTTCGCGTGCCTCTGGCACGGCGAATGGTGGGAGGGGCGCTGGTCGCAGAAGGCCGGGTCCGTTACCGTGGAGGAATGGAAGTCCGGCCCACGGCCCGCGTCGCCGCTCCGCTGGAGCGTGTCGCTCACCTCCGGGTCGGCCGGGGTGATGCGGGGCACGCCCTGGTCGGTCAGGCCACTCGGGGGCCCGGTGAAATAGGGGATGAACGCGATGCCTTTTGTCGATGGCGACCGGGTGCAGCGCCGCAACGGCAGCTACACGTTCAAGGGCGAGGTGAGGGCCGCGTTCACCACCAGGCGGGGTCTGCGGCTGTACGCCGTCGAACACTCCGCGGAGGCCGGCCTGGTCCACATTTTCCGGGAGGCCGACCTGATGCCGGACGAAGAAGACGCGGGCAAGCACGAGACCCGCGACATGGAGGGCCTGGTCCTCAACGTCAGCTTCCAGCCGGGCCGCCTGGACGGCCTGGCCGACTTCGTCCTCGCCGGCAAGAACGAGGACGGGACCGGCGGGCGGTTCGGCCTCTTCGGGATCGGCAGGCCGGACGGCCATTTCCCCAAAGGCCATTTGACCATCGACGGCAGGCCCGCCACCTTCGGCGAGGTGATGGCCTTCATGGCCACGACGCCGACCCGCGTGGTCGCCCACATCCTCAAGGACTCGTACCAGTCGTGCGTCTCCGCCGACTTCTTCACGGCCAGGGCGGGCGGGTAACCCATGCCGCCCGTCGGGCGTGTCCTCCTGCACGCGGCGCAGGCCCGCTTCCTTGAGAGCAAGGAGCCGTTCCGCGGCTACGTCGGCGGCATCGGCTCGGGCAAGTCATTCGTCGGCGCTTACGACATCATCAAGCGGGCCAAGCCGGGCCGGCTGTACATGGTGATCGCCCCGACGTACACGCTGCTCGGCGACGCCACGCTGCGCTCGTTCCTCCTGGTCGCCGCGGGCACGGCCACGCTCAAAGGCGACTTCCAGCGCGGCAACATGCGGGCCGTCCTGAACAACGGGGCGGAGGTCCTGTTCCGGTCCGCCGACAACCCCGAGCGGCTCCGCGGCCCCAACCTGTCCGGGATATGGCTCGACGAGGCGAGCCAGATGGCGCAGGACGTGTTCGACGTGGGCATCGGACGCCTCCGCCAGGCGGGCGAGCAGGGCTGGCTCTCCGCCACGTTCACCCCCAAGGGCAAGACGCACTGGACCTACAAGACCTTCGGGCCGGACCCGTACACGGGCCTCCCCCAGCGGGACACGTTCCTCGTCCACTCGAAGACGAAGGACAACCCGTTCCTCCCGCCAAACTTCGACGACACCCTCCGCGGCAAGTACGCCCCGGTCCTGGCGCGGCAGGAGCTCGGCGGCGAGTTCATGGACCCCGTCGGGGCGATGTTCCAGAAGGAGTGGGCGCGGTACTACAAGCGCCGCGGCCACCACTACATGCTCGACGGCCGCCTGGTCAGCGGCGACAACGCCCGGCGGTTCTCCACCGTGGACCTGGCCTGCTCCACGAAGGACGCCGCGGACTGGACGGTGGTCTCGACGTGGGACATCATCCCCGGCCCCAACCTCTGCCTCGTGGACGTGACCCGCGTGAAGGTCGAGGCCCCCGACCTGGTCGGCCTCTTCAGGTCCGTGCAGACGCGGCTCCGGCCCATGTACTTCGCCGTCGAGGCCGTCGCCTCCTGGATCACCGTGATCCAGTACGCCGGCCGCGCCGGCCTGCCCATCCGCGCCGTCAACCCCGGCGGCAAGGACAAGGTGACCCACTCCATCGCGGCCCAGACGCGCATGCAGATGGGGCAGGTGTGGTTCCCCGAGCCGGGTTCCGGGGCGTCCTGGCTCGGTGCCTTCGAGGACGAGCTGTTCGGGTTCCCCAAGTCGGAACACGATGACCAGGTTGACACCCTCAGCTACGCGGCCGACATCCTCGACAAGATGTTCACCCACGGCCGCGGCCACGGGCTCATCTCCGGCGACGGGATGGCCGGCGTCCTGTGATCGGCCTTGACGGGGGCGCTACCATGTATGTACAAAGCGTGCATACAAGGAGGCCAACATGCTTTCAGAAATCAGGGCGGCACAGAACGCGATAGCGAAGGCCACCGGGATACCGCAGAGGCCGGACGGCTCTCTGGCCGGCGAGCCGCCGGACGGGACGTATGTGATCCCGCCCGCGCCGGGGGCCGAGCCGGTCGCCTTCGTGGTACGCGACGGGAAGATCTTCTTGGGGCCCCTCCAGTCCCCGCTCCTGCCGCCCGCCCCGCCCGGCAGGCCCGCCGCGCCGCCCCCCAGGATGCCCGACGCCGTCGGGACCGAGGTGGCCGGCACGCTGCGGAAGGCGCTCATCAGCTCCGAGTTCCAGCGTGACTACATGCGGGACCTGGCTGAGGCGCTGAGGAGGGACGGGTCCTTCGCGGCCGGGCGGGTGGACGCGGCGAGGGAGATCCTCGCCCTGGTGATGGCGAAGGTCAAGGACGCGGCGAACGGGCTGCACGCGGCGGAGAAGGCGAGCCCGGGGGGCGGCCCGTGGGTCGAAGGTGAGCGGGCCAAGCTCCAGGGCTGGGCCGGCGCGAGGCGTGCGGTCGAGGGCTACATCAACTCGCTCGTGGAGCCGACAGGGGGGGTGGCCGATGCCGATGCCGATGGCGGGAGTGGATGAGCAGACGGCCCGGATCGTCCGGATCGTCTACCGCAACTGGAGGGGTGAGACCGCCGAGAGGCACATCATCCCCCTGCGCAGTTACGAAGGCGAGACGGAGTTCCACAAGGGCCGGCAGCTCCTGCTCGAAGCCATCGACATGCCGCGTGGCGTGGTCCGCACGTTCGCGGAGGACGGCATCATCAAGAGGCTCGCGCCTGGCGAAATCTGGGAGGGTTAGGGCGTGGACAAGGACGCGGCGGAGCGCAAGTGGCATGCCTGCGAGAAGCGGTGGTTCCAGGCGCTGGCGACGCCGGGGGCCAGGGCCGTCCGCGTCAGCGTCTGGTTCGCTGAGGACGGCACGTCCATGAAGGACATCGAGCCGGCGGTCGCCGTGCGGGCCGTCCGCGTCTGCGCTTACGCGGCTGACGGGTCGCGCAAGCGCCCGCCGGACGGGATCGACCACGGCGGCATGCTGGCGGCAGGCTGGCACCTCATGTCCTGCCGAGACGAGGTGGAGCTGCTCGGGGCCGGGGCGGACGGCAACACGTTCGCCCTGACGAGCAAGTCCGCGCCGAACGAGGCCGCCGAGGTCGTCACGCTGATGAGCGGAAGCAAGGAGGCCGCGGAGGCCCTCACCAGCGTGGAGGCGGACCTGCTCGCGGAGGCGTGGAAGAAGGCGTGCGCCAAGTGGCCGGGCCTTGAGGAGAGGGTGAAGGGGGGCCGGGGTGAGTGACGCACTCAAGGAGGGGTGGGGGTTCCCGCCGCCGGCGAGGTTCGAGCATTACTTCCGGGGCGGGCGCTCGCTGTGCGGGCGGTGGCACTGGGACGGCGAGGTCCACGAGAGGATGATCGACGCCGAGATGTTGTGCGGTATCTGTCTCGCGGCTTACAACAAGAAAGAGGCCGAACGTGCCGGACGATGACGCGACGAAACAGGTCCAGGTCCAGGCCTTCATGCCCATCGGCGACGGCCCGCCCGGGCCGGAGACGCCCCCGGCGTACCTCGTCTCCCTGCTCCCGGCGGACCCCTCGCAGATGACGGCCATCTTGAACGAGATGGCCGGCCAGGGCTGGCGGCTGATCATCGGCACCCAGTGCGTGCTTCAGCCGAAGCTGTCCATCGGGCAGCCGTCCGCGGGGTTCCACTGCGTGTTCCAGCGGGCCGGCCTCCGGATGTGATGGCGTCATGAGAAAGATTCACCCGGACCGCATCAGGATGTACCTGGTCAGGCTCAGAAGGGACATCCTCGGCTACGAGGAGTTCTTCGGGCCGATAGCGTCCTGCGGGGAGGACATCTACAGGAACTCCCAGCGGTTCGCGAGGCCGGGCTGGTCCCTCTCCTGGTTCACGGTGCGGATGGCGACCGAGGCGCAGATGCAACACGCGCGGGAGAACATGGAGGCCCGCCGGAAGAGGGGCATCCAGGATTGAGGGGGACGCCGTGGGAGTCGAACGGTCCTTCATGGCGGACATCATGGCGAACCCGGGCGACGACGCCCCGCGCCTGATCTTCGCCGACTGGCTGCGGGAGAACGGCCAGGAGGCCCGCGGCGAGTTCATCTTCCACGACGTGATGGCCGCCCCGCGGCGCGGCCGTCAGATGGCCCACTGGGTCGAGGCGGGGAGGCTGTTCAAGGAACACGGCCACCTGACGCTCACCGGGACATCCAGGACGGATTGGGAATTCGCGTATCGAGATTCGCTGTACCTCATGCAGCCGAACTGGGGCTGGTTCGGGCGCGGCTTCGTCGAGTCGGTCACCATCAATTACCAAGAATTCGGCCTGGCGTTCGGACTCCGGGAGAAGCTGCGGCAGCCGATCCGTTCTCTGACCGTCCGTGAATGGGCCTGGAGTTTTCCGTGGCCCGGCATGGCCTACAGGTCGGGGATGTACTCGCTGCCGGAATGGGTCGAGCGGATCAACCTCGTGGGCGAATTGCCGCAGTATGCCATCCAAACAATCGAGCCGTGTTTCATCTCCCTCTCCCGCTCGCCCGTGGACACGATCAGCCTTGACCACGGCCCGGTCGGCATTCCCACGCTGAAGAACATGTTCGGCGGCAAGCGGCTTGTCGTCGGCGGGAGGCGTTACCTCGGCACAGAGAGGGAGAGGAAGCAAGACCCGGCCGACTTCCGCTGGCTCGTCCACTCGACGGCCGCCGCCGACGACAAGCCGGCCGACCTGATGCACCCTGGTTTTTACGCATACCGTCCTAGCGAGGCTTGAGCATGTCCACGAAGTGCCACTACTGCGCGAACGCGGCGGCGAAGACGCTCTGCTGGCTGAAGAACAAGAAGGGCAACCCGGCCCGCATCATGCTGCCCTGGTGCGGCTGCGACCTGATGGGGCCGGCGGCGATCCAGCGCATCTGGCCGAACCCGTACCCCGTCGTCGAGGGCGTCGATTACGAGGTGCTGCCCCTGGACGGCGGGAAGCCGGCCCTGGCGCACGGCCTGTTCTGCGATGACCCGGCGACGCCGGAGGGCAAGTACCTGGTGCAGCGCCGCGACGGCACGGTCCCCGAGTGGCCGAACTTCGTCCTCGGCGCTCCCGACCCCATCGCGGAGGTGGCCCTCACCGCCTACGCCGTCGAGGTGCGGCGTATCCTCATGGAAGACCCGGCGGAGGCCAAGGCCCTACGCCTGACGGAGGAGTTCCACATGGGCCTGGTGCGGCGGATCGCCGTCTTCCGCCGGTGGCGTGAGTCGCACGGCAAAAGCGACCCCGGCGCTGGCCGGCACCGCAAAGATGACCCGGCCACCGTCGAGAAGATGAGGCGCGGCCAGAGCGCCTGACGAGACCCCTCCCCCACGGCGGCTCGTTGCCGCGCTGCCGAGCGCAAGCGGCAGGACGTGGGGGAGGGACAATACCCCGCCCGCCGTGCGGCACGTTGCCGCGCCTGAAGCCGATTCAGGGACTGCACAGCGGCGGGCGGGGCCTTTCACCGGGGGCGGCATCATGCTCATCTGCGATTGGTGCGGGTCGAGGGAGGATGTCAACGAGATCCGCGTGACCGTCTCCGCCCAGGGGCGGAGGCAGGAGAAGCCGGAGGAGCGGTCCTCGCTGGCGGATGAGTTGTGCCGGGCCTGCGCTTATGAATTGAGGCAGGCTGTCCGGCTCAAGCAGTTCGAGTTGGGCTTCAAAAAGCGGGAAGCCATGCTCGCGAAAGCCCCTTGCGGCCTGAGAGGTCAAGGTGACACCATGACGGCTGACGACTACCTCTCGCGGTTCGGCGACGCCACGCAAGAGGACCTGGAAGCGGTCAAGCGCGAGATGGCCGAGTGCGACTACCGAAAGCAGCGGCTCGCCGCGCTGTCGGAGATCCTATCGTGGGCGATCCGCCAGAGGGAGTCGGCCCCGGCCGGGCCGGCCCACACGGCCTTCGGCCGCATCCTGGCCGCGCGCCGGGAGAAACTGGGGCTCAGCCAGGACGCCATCGCCGTCATCGTCGGCGTCTCGCGGAACACCGTCGGCAATTGGGAGGCCGGCAGGACGGGGCCGTCGCTCCAGATGCTCAGCAAGCTCGCGCTGGCGCTCGACACCAGCGCCAACCAACTCGTAACCGAGGCCGTGAACGATGCCAAGGAAGAAGCCTGATGACCAGGCGGCCAAGATCATGAACGCCCTCAAAGGCCTGCCCGGTTCAAAATTCGGCAACAAGAAGGTGACCATCGACGGGATCAAGTTCGACTCGATCAAGGAGGGCAGGCACTACAAGGATCTGAAGCTCCGCGAGCGGGCCGGCGAGATCAGCGAATTGAAGATCAAGCCGGTGTACGAGTTCTGGATCAACGGCGTCCTGGTCGGCAAGTACACGGCGGACTTCTCCTACTGGGTCATCAGGCCGCAGCCGCTGGGCTTCCGCGTCGATGACGTGAAGGGCGGCACGGCCACGAGGACCGAGGCCTACGGTCTGCGGAAGAGGCTCATGCTGGCCTGCCACAACATCGAAGTGATGGAGGTGTGATCATGGCCGGGCGTCCCATCGGCGAGCGGGTCTCGGCGGCCTGCAACGCGGTCCTCAAGGAGTACCCGTCGGCCTTCGCCTCCAAAGGCAGCACGGGGCGTGCGAGGGTTTGGCACATCATCGGCGTGGTGGGCGGCGAGGCCCGGTGCCTGTCCGGCAAGTGCGGCAGCGCCGACAACGCCTGGCTCAACGCGGCGCGTAACCTGCGCCGGAGGAAGAGGCTCGCATGACCGAGAAGGAGAAGGCCGCCAAGGCCGCCGTCGTCGCCGCCTACCCGCGTGCCCACGCCAGGCGGGCGAAGGGCGTACCGTGCCTCTCCTGGTACATCGAGCGCGGCGATGTCATGTACAAGACGCTCTCCAACCCGTGCCGGACCGAGGGGGCCGCCTGGGTCCGGGCCTGGAAGAAGATCAGGGCGGCCGGCAAGTGAGGGCCATCATGGCGAAGAAGGACCACGGCATGCCACGGGTCGCGTTCCTCGGCCCGGCGAGGGCGAGGGTCAAGCACGTCCTGGCACTGTTCAAGATCAACTCCAGGGGCGAGGACGGCCTGCCCAGAGAGTGCGTCCTGATCCGGGACGACGAGACGGTCAACGTCGAGCAGGGCGGCGACTTCATGACGGCCTACATCCCGGCCGTGATGACGGAAAAAGAGTAGGGGTTGACCGCGCCTCGCCTTGTAGGTATGGTGTGCATACAGGAATACGGAGGAAGGCCAAGATGGACGGCAGGGAAGAGTTCTTCGCGGAGGCGGACAGGCGTCTCGAAGAGGCGGGGGAGGGCAGGGCGTTCCTGACTTTCCTGAAGGGCCTCCGCCTGGTGTTCGTCGAGGACGAGGCCGGCGAGGTGTGGGCCTCGGTCGAGCATGAGGAGAGGCCCGGCGTCCGGCGCGAGATCACCCGGGCGAAGCTGCCGCGCCAGACGCCGGCCCGCTACTCCGCCAAGAGGATCGTCTGCCCGGACTGCACGGGCGGCGGCTACAACCGCGACAGGCCGTTCTCCTCCGACCACTGCACGTCCTGCAAGGGGAAGACCTACATCACCGTTCTCGCCCTTGAGGAGTGAGCCAGATGGCGATTGACCCGGAGAAGGCGGCAGGCCTGCTGGAGAGCGAACTGAAGAAGGCGGAGGCCGGGCAGCCGATCCCCGAGACGGCCTCCCCGCCGACGAGCGGCGTCGTCAAGTACGACCTGGAGCCGATCCTGGCGTGCTACCGCGAGTCCGGCCTCCTGGACGAGCCGGGCATCGAGGCCGAGATCGAGGGCCGCTACCGGCGTGCCCTGTTCGCGCGGGCCGAAAGCGCCCGCGCCGAGTTCGAGCGCCGCACGGGCGGCCCCGTCGCCCTCACGGTCTCCATCACCAGGGAGGGGGCCGTCCTGCACTGCAAGGCGGACTACAAGAAGGGGTGAGCCGTGGACGACAGGATGCGTGCGACGGCGGCTGAGCGCCTGGAGAAGATCCTTCAGCAACTCGAAAGGCCGCTGATGGTCATCCGCTTCCCGGAGCGGGCCTACGAGTTGGTGCCGGGCGAGGGCGTCAAGACGGCGGCCCAGATGGCCCGCGATCTGATCGAGGAGTACAAGGCCGGCCCGCCGATGACCGCCATCGCGCTGCCCAGCACGCGCGACGAGGACGGCTACCCCGAGTGGGACATTGAATACCCGCGTGCGCCGTTCATGAACGCGATGCGGTCGCTCCTCTGGTTCCTCAAGATGCCGGCGCAGGAGAGGCACTTCGTGGAATGCCTGCTCGACAACCCGCGCGACAAGGTCGGCCTGCTGGCCTTCGCCGACTACCTGGAGGAGGGCCAGCGGGCGGAGGAGTTGAAGGCCGTCCGCGAGCTGGCCCGGCGTGAGGAGGCCCTGGAGGCCTCCCAGGAGAGGCTGGCCCGGCACCGCGAAAGGCACCCCGGCCTCAACCCGCATTACG